AATGTGACTCGAAGTTTCAAATAGAGAGTCATAATCTAAAATTAAAAGTATGGATCCCTGCTATTCGTGAGAATGGCAGGGATTGTTATATGTTTTTTCTTGAAACGACCAAATTTTTTCGTTTCCAATTATTTCCTAAGAAATAAAAGGAAACGAGTTCTGCCCCAATCAACAGAGCACGACAATATGATTCATCTTCAAGATATAAGCAAAGATGAAATAGTTGATGATGCTTCCCAGGATGATGACGAGGGTGTATCGCACAATATCCTCCCACTCGAACTTTGCCAAATGATAGTGTTTGTATTGATATACCTCTCTACATATCATTACAGGCAAAGCAAGCGGACCTACAAATATACTGACAAACAGCCAACAGGCGAGACCGATGAGGTCGCGCTTGTTGAGGGTGATGAGGTTTCGGAGAAATGTCTTCATACGCAGAGCCAATAGGTGAAATATACGTCAATGAAGCCCGCCATCTCTGCCCAATACCAGGGTTTGTAGAATGATGCCCTGCGGTCGAAGATGTAGAGGCAGAGAAGGTACTCTGCCAGTACGATGAGTGTCATCATCCAGCATACGGACAGACTCCAACCTACACATCCTATGGCGGCTACGATGGCTCCTCCCTTATGGACAGGAAGGGCGTCGGCATCGAGATAGTTGGGTGCCGCACCGACAAACATCAGTCCTGCGCAACCTATGAAGGCGAGGCACTGAATGCCCTTGCCCGTGTCGAGCATACATACCATCATGGCGATGGCTGTGAAGAACATAATAAAGGTGAAGAGAAGTCCATAGTTGTGCTTCGTCTTGTTGCCTATCACCTCGCTGCCCGTGCAGTTCTGCAGCTGATAATAAATGTCGCTTATCATGTCGGGTGCTCCGAAGCGCATAAACGACAGCAAAAGAAATCCTCCCAAGAGGAGAAACGAAATAATACTTAATATACACATAATCTTTTTATATTAATGGGTTTATGGAATACTGACCATTTTATTGAGGTCAATAATATGGTTATCATTTTCCCGGCATCAGGAAAATGATATTATACACGCATCTCAAGCATCTTCGGGTAGCCTGCCTTGTAGTCGTAGGCTTCCACCTCCTCGATGGTCGTCAGCTGACTGACTGCTTGCTTATGGCTCGCCGTAACGTTAAAACACTCGTAAGCATAGTTTTCGATGCTTCGCATGAGTACTTCGGCTTGCGCACATGGCATAGTAAAAGATACACCTTTTAGCCATATAGCGATATTTTCCTCGCCAAGCGCAAAATTGTCAGCAATATTCTGTCGTAAGCCCATGCGCTTTTCGACGTTAGGAGAATTAGGGTCATCCTTGTTCCATGAAATAAACATACCGTTTAAAATAAAGCCGTTTACCTTGTCTGAGGTGTCGTAGGCTGTTATCTCTTCCTCCTTCTTTGAGATGGCATAAGCAAATTCTGCCGCCTTTACTCTTTCATCGAATTTAGCGTAAGCAGCCTTCACCTCGTCCTCATCGAATAGCGATGTCGGGATGCTACATTCATAACACCGATAAGCTCCTATCTCGCTATCCAACACCTCGCCAAGATGGTAGATGGTGATTGTTTCACTCTTGTCTGAACTACCGATTTCATATTTTTTTTAAAACTGGTCAGCAGGAATAATCGTACTGACAAACGAAATTGTTTTTTTCATAATTTTACCTTTCTTTTAAAGTTACTTTTTATTCTACTCTCTCTCAAAGAGGCAAATAGGTCAGCAAGCGTAGACAGGCAGAACCGAGTAGGCGACGGGCTTTCTGTTGGTGCCAATCTGATACGCGCAGTAAACAGCAAACGTGGCACTACCCTGCGTTGAAGTCCATCTAATGGTTTTCTTAACGAAAGTTTCATAGGCTGTGGCTGTGCTTGCATCAAACAATTCCGTCAGAATTTCCTTGATAGTCTCAAGGTTAGCTACATGTACTAATTCCTGTCCTATCGACATAATGAAACCACGCTGTTCTTCACCACCTAACGTAAGAATTGTGTTATATGCGTAGTCAAAGGCTGGCAGAGGGAAAGCCTTTGCTTGCCCCTCCACCATCTTCGCCACTGGGATTCTCAGCGTGAAGTCATTACCTTTAACGATTTTCTTCATATAGCTATAAAATTAAATTGTTAGTCGTACTTTTTCGGGATAACCTGCCGTAATATCATAGGCTATTAATGCGTCTATCGTCTGTAGCTCCACAACCTTGTCAAGATGAGTCTGCGTAACATTGTAGCAGTCTTTAGCATAAACTTCTATCTTACTGATGAGGTCTTGAGCTGTGTCAATAGGCAGGGTATAACACTCTCTGTCGAGCCACAGGGTCGTTTCCGTTCTCCCCATTCGCATCAGTCGCTCGTTGCCCTGATACACTCTGTCTCTTGTCTCGAAGTCGAGCCAGTGCGCCTCGTCGTTGAGATAAAACGTATTCACCTCTGCGCTCTTATCGTACTCCGTTATCTGCTCGATGCACTTGTTTCTCAGAGCCTCTGTCAGCTGTTCTTCAGTAGGCTCCGCATCGGTATTCATATCGAGCAACACGCAGTCGTACAGATACTCACCGTCTTCTGTCGTGCGTTCGTTCACAGCAAGACGCACCTCATTATTTTTCCATGTCGCAACCTTCGTTTCCAAAGGCGTAGCATACAATTCCTTATATGTTATCATATTCGTTTAGTAATTATTGTTGCTCATTATTCCTACGTCAAGATTACCGAAAGTTATTTCTGTCTGTATTGAATAGATTCTTCCGAACAATCCGAGTGTCGTGAACTTTGCGTTAAAGGACTCTATCTGTACATAGAAGGATGGCCTTGTCACGCTCTGTCCCTTCTTGATGGAAGGCACCAGCTTTGTGTTGTCGTAGACCGTGGCATCCCCAGTAAGGAACACGCCATCCGCAAGATTTGTCAGCGCACCATTCTTCACCATTATGCGGCTCGTAAACGTCCTTCCGTCGGCTGCACTCGCAAGGTCGTAGGTACCCAATCCGTTGGCCGAGTCGGCTACTATCTTTCCGTTCACTCTTGGTGCTGAGTAACGATACAGGGTTGTTGTTTTACCCGTCGCACCCTTAACGAAAAGAATGTAGTTGTTGTCCTTTGTTGCCGTGTACCACGACTTGGTTGTGTCAACCCACGGCAGGTCTACACTCTCTCCAAGCGGAGTCGTCAGTCCTGCATCCTCTGCTTTGATATATTGCGCAGAAGTTATCTTTGCGTCGGTCTTGCTGAGTGAGGCGATACCAGCAGGGCCGAGGTCGTAGAGAAAGTTTCCGTTGTCGTCGTAGTACGACAGCACGGCCTGTCCCGAACTGTTCAGACCGAAGCGGATGTTTGCAGTTCCTGCCTTGCCGTAGATATTTATAAGGCCATCGGCTATCTTTACCATCTGTCCGTTGTGTCCTTGCGATGTAAGCATCTGCGCCAGTATCAGAGCCGCATTGATGGCTCCGTCTGTAAAGAGCGCGGCTGTCGTAGTCTGACCGGTAGAGAGCGTGTTCTCCACCTTTATTTTCTCGCCATACAGAGTTACTCCTCTCGACGTAATCTCAAGTCCTGCCGCCTTGGCTGTGGCTCTGTCTATGAGGTCGGTCTTCCGTTCTGTATAATCAGTAAGTTGTGCGCCTTCCTCCAGTTTCGGCTTTGTCACCCAAGCCTCAGTATCGCCTGGAACACGTATCAGCACCTTGTCTGGGATTACCTCTGCTCCCTCGCCAGTATAGTCCTCTATTCGCCAATGCACCCAGTACCGCTTATAGGTCGAGGTGAGTGCGAGCTGTGCGTATCCGTCAGCCCAGCCGACCGGATATACGTTTCCTTCGCAGGTTTCTGTAAATACGTTTGCATGAACGCTGTCTCCATAGAGATAAACGTTGATGTTCCCGCTGCCCTTGGCAACGAAGGAGAACACATAGTCCTGCTTCTTTACTATTCTCGCCTGCCCAGAAAGGGTAGCCGTTGTTGGAAATTTATATTGCAAGGCTTCTGTGAACTGAGACTCTGCCGAGTTGTTTTTGTTGTACAATATACCGTAGCAGCCTTCGTATTTACCAAACAAAATCAGTCCGCTGGCAAACTGAAGATTGCTGTTGTCAGACGATCTGGTCAGTGCCATCGTGTCCTCCAAAAGGTTTCCTCCCACATAGTCATAATCGTTTTGCGATAGCGTCCAGCCGTTGTAAGTATCACCTTCTTCTACCATCGGACGGCAAATCCACGCATTAATCTGTCCTGCGATGACATTACATGCTTCCCAAAAGTTGAATGCAATATAATCGTATTCCGCATCTGTTGTATCTACAACCGTTGTAAACAATTCCCATTCATTGACCTTTTTAACAGTATGCTCATTTGGTGAAAGATACTTTGCTTGTCCTTTTCTTGTTGCATTTTCTTGCTTATCAGTATAGATAGCTTCAAGCCAGAACTCTCCGTTAATATCATTGGTCTTATAAAAGCATGACATTGTGTATTTTTTACCCTTTTCTATCTTGATGCTTCTTCCTCCTTGTGAGCCGTCCCAATATGCGCCCACATAATGCGGATTTCCTGCTTCTGTCGCGTCAATGACATGAATACAATTCGTACCTTGATAGCCCGAATTTATTTCGATTCTTGCGTCTTTGGATATAATACAGTTATTATCCTCACGCAAAAACGCGCTACCCACGAGAAGGTTTCTTCTTCCAATAGACTTTTCACTCACCGAGAGTGAGATTTCTCTTGCCGCCTGCTTGATAGTAGATGTGTAAGCTTTGAGAACGGTAGGATTGCTTCCTTTGAGGTCGTTCTCCAATGCCTTAAATTGCGACTGATACTGCTTTGCCGTAACCTTTACACTACCCATATACTTCGACACGTTCACCGAGAATGGAACTTGCGCAAAATAGAGAACACCAGTGTAAACAAATTGTGCGACCGCATAGCCTGATGTTGCAGAAATCTGTCCTTGATTTATACCATCAATAACCACGTCGTTCTTTGCAATATTACTGCCTGATACAGATACTTCGATATATCCATCCTTCTGTGTTGCACCACATTTGCAATTTACGCACAAATCATCCCTTGAGTTAATATTGCTGCATTCATTAGAGATATTCAGGTTACCCTTCATTATCTTTACCTTCGCAACCTTTGATATGCTAACAGGTACAATTCCACTATCATCTGTGTCAAAAACGAGCGGAGCGTCTTCGACAATAATAGAAACGGCATCCTTGCCAGGCTTGCCTTGCGGACCTGGCGCACCATCCTTTATCGCCGCTATCGTTATCTGGCCCCTCGCCAATAATACTGCCATACTCTTTCATTTTTTTTATTAATAAAAAATAAGGGTGAGGTGCCCTTATTTAGACACCTCACAAGTAAACGTGCCTCTCACTGCCACGTCAGCGTTGGACACCGTGACGTAAGGCTTGCTCGAAGCATTCACCGCACTTGATGTACCGTTCCAGTTCGTGGCTACACCGCTGGCATTGTACTTCGTCCATTTGTAGATGTAGTTCGAGGCATGGTTGCTGTCTGCCTTCACCGCTGCACCATCCTCCACTACCTTGCCGTCTTTCCAGAGTCGGGCGTAAAGCTCCGTCGACTGCGAACCGTTCACTATCTTGTCGCCGGTCAGCGAATACACCTCCACCACGTACGGGTCGCTCGCATCGAAGAACGTGATGATAGCGCTGGCCGTATCAGCACCGTCCTTCACCGTACAGCGGAAAGTCTGGAAGTTAAGCACGTCATTGGCGCTCACGTTCAGAGTGCTCACGCCGCCCGAAGTGCTCACGTTGCCCGAAGCCACGGCGTCCCATGTTCCTGCACTGATATTCAGCACCTCCCAAGTCATTGATGTCATGGTGGTGTCCTGCACGTTGCCACGGAAGAACTTGGCTATAGCACGCAGCTTATTGCTGTTGTTGGTCGAGTCGAACGTGTTGCCGTCGGGAGTCTCAATCTGCACCGTCTGAAGCGCACCGCCACTCTTAGCCAGCGAAATGGTCTTGTAGCCGATACACGTTGTCGTAGCCTTAGTTTCGGGGTCAGTATATTTGCACGACCACTCGATGTTCTTCACGCTGCCGTTCTTGTCGATGTTGCTGGCGAGGTTAAGCTGATACGGCTTGCCGCTCACAGGAGTGGCAGCCACACCGTCCACCTTCCACGACCATCCCGTACAAGCCGAGGTCGGAGCCTGGTCTGTAGCACTGCCCGTCACATATACACGGGCTGTTATCACGTTTGGTTCACTCGACGAGTAGTTCGGAGTGTACACACCCGTGTCGGGGGTGTAGATCTGAGTCTCGCCCTTAGAGCATTGTGTGAAACACTGCACGGCCTTGCCGTCATTGAGGTCAACGATAGTAATCTGACCATTAGCTAATACTTTTGCCATAATCGTTTGTTTGTTTTAATATTATTATATGTTACTATTAATAGTCTCTGTATCTGATACGCACACACTACATCCGAATTGTGCTTGTCTGTCTACGTCGTCACGTGTGATAAGACAGTTCCGACCAATCCCCTCATGCAGCGTGTTCCATACAGCATCATCTTCGGCATCAGCCGATTGTCGCCACCACGACCATGAGCTGTTGCCCACGGTGTCGCTTATGTCCTCGCCATTGCGTAGCAGCGTTGCCGTCAGCGTCATTTCGCCCGAACCGTTAATCATCACCGTGCCCGTATCGCTCGTTATCATTATCTGATAAGCCACGCCGTCCTCGCCCTTGTCTCCCTTCTCGCCTTTGCTTCCAGATAGAACTTTTTTCCATTGTGTCGAGCCGTCAGAAGGCTCACCTGTTACGTCCTCCTCTGAATTGGCAACACACACCCAAACGGCATTGTTGTGATTTACTTGGTCGTTCTTATGATAGGTATTTCCTTCTACCCAGTCACCTCTATAATTGATGATATTAATAGTACTGCCGTCATCCGAAATCAATTCAAAGTGTGAGGAATTGATTTTCGTTCCACCCTTCGGTGAAGTCTCGAATACCGACAGAGATACTTCTTTGTTCTCGCCATTTACGCTTTTTGTGATAGTATGCTTGTACTCAGAGATATTAGCATAGCAAGCGATACGAGGAGCATAGTCGCCAGTTGTCTCAAGGATAATCACGTTCTGCCTGTCCGTCTTGTCGTACTCAAGATTGCCATTACGATGTCTGTTGCCGTCCAGCACGATTGTGTCGCCCTCAGCAGGGTCTCCCTTTATCTCAACAGGCGCATTCTTCTCTGTATATCCGTCTAAGCCTTCGGAATGCTTGCCAACGACAATCCAAGCAAACGCCTGACCATCGTACAATTCCACCTGTTCTTCTCTCGTCTGCTCCTTACCAGCTTCGTCAAGATAAGTCTCCGTTTTAGTGCCGTATATCTTCTCATTTTGCGTAGATACGCCACCATCAGGAATAGTACGCCAGTAACTCTTATTACTTGTATCACTATATGCTCCACCAGCCACAATCTCGCCAATAGTCTGACAGCGCACTTGGTCGCCCTCCTGCCAGTAGTTCATCGTGGCAGTAGTTCCGTTGTCAGCTAAGAGATAGCATTTCCAGCCAGCGCATTCTGCATCATCCGCAGTTGTTTCTACCCAAGATATAACACCGTCAGCAGATACCGATTCCTTGACAGGCACAACTTTGATAAGCTTGCTACCAGCTCCAGATAAATAGATGTTGCCTCCCGAATAAGACAGCTTGCGTACATCTAATTCGTGGAATATCGCCTTGCCCCAGATGGTGAGGTTCGTAACGAAGGCGTGATATTTTCCGTTATCCTTCTTAACAGCGAAACCCTGCTCTGCTTCGTTGTCGTAGTCGATGGACTGTAACGACTCAAAGATGGCACGTCCTGCCTCGTCTATCAACGCTCCTCCCTTACCAAAGTAAGCACCTCTGTTCAGCTTTACTAAAGCCTCGCTCACCAGTCCTTTGATAAAGGTAATCATGCCGTTTACCGTGTCATCATTCTCTTTGGATAAGAAATGGCGTACACCAAACTGCCCAAGGAACTCAGGAGTAACCACTTTGTTGGCTGACGTATCATCGGTGTTTTCTGTCGCTACGCCAACGATTTTATGTCCATTCAAGAAAAGGGTGGCGATAGTGGCTGTCGCTGCCTTGAGCGTAATAAATGCTGCCACAGAGATGGTCTTCAGGAACTTGATGGTGTCGTGTACTGACTCATATCTCCACCACTGACCCTCGCCGCCGGAAGCTATCGCTTCGTCGGTGGCAAGAGAACCGTATTCCACAGTGAGAGTCCACTCACGATACTTTTCTATGATGTCCTGATCGTTCTCATCCTTACCTACATTTTTGGTCAGGACCTCAGAGATTTCTCCTTGCAGATACACATAGTAATAGTCCTCGTTGCCCACCTGCTTGTCCGGAGATGCAATAGACTTACCGTAGATGTCAATGCGCTCGCTGGGGAATACCACCATTGCCGTACCGTTGACGCCATTGCTGACGCGCGGAATGGCTACGTAAACATACTTAGCCTTTGCATCAGGAAAGAAAGAGGGATAAGCCACTAACGGCCAACGCTGATAGTTGTGCCCGGCATCGTAGCCCAGACCCTCAATGTCCTGCATATAGCATAGAATAGAAGCACCACTCGCCACGCTACACTGGATGTAGTTAGGCTCACCCATTGCGTTGAGTTGGATATAGAGCGCACTGCTCGAAATCCAATAATTCGTAATTTTGACTTCTGTTGCCATGATGATTTTTGATTATTTATTTTTAGATGTAGCAAAGTTACCGAAAACACTTTTCTTGATAGGGACAAAGCATGACGGGAGGGTGACATTTAGATACAAAAAAACGAATGACACAGCCCTAAAGCCGATGTCCTTTGCCAAACAAACTAAGAAAAAAAGTATTCTATCAGAGTAGAAGTGAACCATTAATATCGATCACTACTTTAAACGACAAAGCATACATATTGGTGTTAGTGTCATCCTGGATAGTGGTCTCGTCTTCCAAAGTGATGGTGCATGGAATCCAAATGCCGTGCGATAGAATCCATGCGTGTTCGCTCATGGCAAACTCGTGCAGATACCAGTCGAGCCAATTCTCGTCGAGTGGGTCAGTAGTGAGATTCCAAGTTTCCTGATCATTCTGCTTCTTGACCGACGCACGAGAGAAGGAGTTAAAAGTCTCCTGCTTTGCCACAATATACGATTCTGTTGTAAGCGCCATCTTACGGCTGTAGGCTTTCGGCAGACTGACACTCTCAAGTACACCAAACAGATTGATGAAGCGTATGGTGTAACGGTTGCTCGCCTCTGTAGCAGGAAGCGCATAGAGTTGGTGAGTACCGATGGTCTGTAGTCCTTCCTGCGTAATCTCCTTAGAGACAGACGTGGGAGGAACCAGGGTCGGACTGTTACTGAGCAGTTGTTCAGTCTTGTAGGGTGGAGTATAAATAAAGGTGTCACCCACAACGACGGGTTGTGGCAAAGTGTTCGGCTTTCGGGTAAACGAAATGACTCCCTTACTTGGTCCAGACTGAAGGCGCACCATATCAGAGAAAGCACCCGCAATGCAGCGAAGGTTCGTATTGCCGGTTTTGTCGGGCTCTTGAGGATAAAACACCTCGCCTACATTGGAATATATCTCACCATTGTTATCCATATATTCATCGTAGGCATGGACGTACCAGCTCACGAAAGGATAGGTTGTCGGCTCGGGAGTATATTTATAGGAGTCGAGTGCCGCACGCAAAGCTGACGATACATCAAGCGATACATCAGTGCCCTCTTTGGTGACGGGTTCATTGAGTTTTATGACATCATAGCTGCCGTCATTGTCGAACACGACCTCTACGACGACACGATGAAAAGAAGGAGTATTCTCAAAAGCTGACGGAGAGATGGTAAAAGTAATCGGGTTGCCAGCAAGGATTGAACCAGATGTAAGTAAAATTTTCTTTGCCATATCTATATATAACAGGAGATGAATGTATGTGCTGAGTTTTTCTTTGGGTCTGCAAAAGTCGCTAAGACATTTTTTTCTCTACGATAGCTGTCACATCAGACACAAGCTGTAAGTCTTTTGCCTCTTCGGGCGAAATCTTGATATGAAACATGGTTTCTGTCTGAAGAACGAGGTCGAGAAAGTCAATAGACTCAAGAGCGAGATCATCACGCAAGTTAGCGCTGTCGGTCACTTCTGCTGTCGATGCCCAAGGTGTGCGCAGGCCTTCAACTATATTGAACACTCGCTGACGTATATCTTCTTTGTTCATGATGGTTGATATTTAGAAATGATGAATGATGAGTTTGTGCCTCCGAAGCCAAAGGCATTACAGAGGATATGGTGCGCTGAGTACTCGCGTGACTGCATGACGAGATTGAGCTTTGGAAAAGCATTCTCGGCTGTGGTAGCCGCACCGAAGATAGTGTTCGAGTTGAGCATCATGGATGCTTGAACGGCCTGCGATACACCAGCCATCCAGCACTCGTGCCCCGTCATACCCTTGGTGGCTACGATATAAGGGCTTTCTGGGAACACCTTTCCGATGGCTTCTGCCTCTGCAGCATCGCCCAGCTCTGTACCTGTGGCATGGGCAAGGAGTACATCTATCATTCCAGCATCGAGTCCTGCCGATTCTATGGCCTTAATCATTGCCACTTCTTCCTGATAAGCATCCGGGGTACAGATGTTGGTGCCGTTGGTGGAGAAGCCGCAGCCGGAAAGTTCTGCCACGGGCGAGACTTCATAATCCTCAAAACGCAAGCTGTCGGAAGGCTCAAGAATGACACAGGCAGCACCACCCGAAGGAGCCAGACCATTGCGGCCTTTGCCGAAAGGCTGCACCTTGTCTGGCGAGAATACGCCCATGGCATCAAACGACAGCATGGAGAAGGGACCAGTCTCCTGTGCGCCAACGACAATCACCATTTCGGTTTGGCGCGTATCAAGAAGCATCTTGGCGAGAGTAATGGCATGACCTCCTCCGGCACAAGCCCCGCTGACGGTCAGTGAGAGCCCCTTCAGTCGGTAGATAGAGGCGAGGTTCATGCTGACGGTGGAATTGAGCGTGCGGAACACTGCAGCAGCCCCTAAACGTCGGGTGTCGCGCTGCGTAATGGCAGTGGTCATTGCCTGATAGCTTTCTCCTGCCGTAGAGTCGTTGCTGACGATGACAGACACATTGTGAGACTGCAAGAACTCGGGAAGAATATTGGCTTCCATCAGAGCCTCATTGACGGCAGATAAGGAATATAGAGTCGGTTCGGAAAAACATTGTCGTTGAGCCCTTGTGAGTTCGGAAAACTTCCAAGGGTTCGGGCCCTTTATCTTTCCGCACAGGTCGGACTGATAACCTTTCTCGCTGCGTGCGGGGTCGTGGTGCAGACCGCACTCTCCATTCGCCAGCTTCTGTGCGACGGAAAAGGTATCGTTGCCAAGACTGGAAACGATACCTGTACCTGTGATTAATATTTTTCTATCCATGATTATGTTTGTTTGATTAAAGAATACTCTTACAAGGCATAGACGGTCAGTTCAACCTCTCCGATGCCTTCCTTAGCCGTGATAGTTGTATTCACCTTGTCGATAAGACATTTCACACCTCCAATATTCCACCACGTCTTCCAGTGGTTAGGTATGTCGGCTATCTGTGCGACAGAAGCCGAACAGCGGATGATGTACTTCTTGCGGTTAAGCAGGAAATAGGCGTAGGGCAGAATGAAGGTATCGAAAAGACCGCGTGAGCGTATCTTGGTTATCACGTTGCCTTTGGCATCCACCTCGTCGGGGTCGCAGAGCGAAACATCCTTGTATTCCGGCTTACTGAGCCATGACGGCTCTTTGAAAGCACGAATCTTGAGCGAGAAGCGTTCACCTTTACCTCTGCCTTCCTGAATACCATTGTAGTCGAAGACATTGCCCATCATGTCAATAGAGTCGCAAGCAAGCGCATATTCGCCTGCTGCCGTGCGCCACTTGGAAGTACCGAAGTGGTCATAGTTATAGTCATAGGGCTCTGTGGTTGCATTCGTACCGCCGCCTCGCATCATGGCCAAGGCAAATCCCCATCGTGAATCGTCTTGAAGAGGCGAGTTGCCGTCTTCGGTGTTTGACGGGTCGTAGCTCTCGACGAGTTTCAGAGACTGCTGCATATAGAAGTCGCAGAAAGGCGAGGAGATGGTCTGGTTGATGATTTGCTCGACAAACTCATGCTCCATATCCTCATCGACGTAGGCGCAGAGGATGGGCTGTCCTTCTTTAATAACGACACCATAGATTATTGTCTTTGAATCTTCATCGTAGTACGTTGCCTTATGAGAGCCATAAGCAGCCTCTATCTCCTTGAAATAGTTGACATCATTGAACGGCACGGGAGTGAAGTCGATGGTGATGTCGTGGATGAAGTCTTCATTCTCCTCGCTGCAATCGCCATACTCCACACCCTTGTACTGGCCTACCTCGACAAGCACAGGCTTTAGGTCGGCTGTAGTAGTGGCGTCGCCATTCACCTTCACGCGATAGGCATTGCCCGTCTTCGGGTCGATGTAGCATTTTTTATCGCCAGAAATTAAATTATGAAAGAAATCAACGTAATCTCGATCGTAAACCGTTTCGTTGTTTCCACTTCCCGGTTCGGGGTAGTCGATATAGTCGTAGTCGGTGGCATAGCCCATATTTTTATTCTTGAGGCTGTCCTTGACGTTCTGCTGCTGATCCTTGGCATCGCTCTCTTCGGAGTATCGCATACGTACACCCGTTATCTTCTCGCTGACGGGAGTAATAGAATGAATGTCTGCGCGGAACGTGCGTGCTGGCTGTCCACTCTCGCGAAGCACGTCACGGATGAGGTAGGCCGTGACTTTCTTTTGCTCATAGTCGTAGGAGAACTTGATGCCAAAGGCGCTCTCCAATGATGAGATAATCGTGCTGACGCTCTCATCAGGGAAGTTGTCGCTGTTGGCCACCATATAGAGTACGTTGGCCTGCACGTCGAACTTAGAGATTTGCGCCTCGATGCTGATACCAGTCACCTTGCCGCCCTCTTTTGTCGTCTCTCCCACCTGTATGTGTTCGGAAGTCCCTTCGTTAGTGGTAAGGGTAAGTTCATTGACAGTCTTGTCCTCTGCCTTTACAATGTTGATTTTTCCACCACAACCGCGCGACTCCAACCAGGAGTTGATGTGCTCTTGCTTCTGGAAATATCCTGTCTTAATCTCGCCTACCTTCTTTTTCTTGGCGATGACTTCGGGGTCGTCCTTCTTGTAGTCTGTTCCGTGATGTGGATGATCTTTGGTGTCGTAGGCGCAAACGGTGGTAAAGAAACAGAGGTGCTTCATATCCTCTATCTGCATCAGTGCCGACTTGTCGAAGGTGACACCTAAGTAATGAAACAAGCAGTCGAGAAAATAGAGTACATAGAAACAAATGCCCGACTGCGGACGGCGTGCGTCCAACACCCAATAGGGATAAAGATCCTCGTTGGTCCACTTGCATTCCTTCGTGCTGATAACGTCGCTCGATGTGGTGCCATCGTCTGCAAGTCCGTGGTGCTTGTAGCAGATACGGGCGTTGCAATAAGCTGCCGGACGGCCTGCGCCATCAGTCTCGCCATAGGCTGCCGACGTGTTGATATAGTCGCCATTCTTGGCAATGGCGGGCTCGTTGACTGTATTGCCGTTGGGGTAGGTTCGTGACGACTTTCTCTTGGCGTCGGCCTTCATGTGATAAAAAATGTTGGTGGTGTACTCCTGGCACGATGCAGGATAAGAAAAGCCAAGAGCCTGCGGTTCGAGCACTTTACTCACGCTTACGTGCTCGGCATGAATGGTTCGGGTGACAGTCTCATCATCCTTATGCTTACCTCCCTCCACGAATACACTGACATTTACCACAGGGTCGCTCTCGATGTCTACCCTTACGTTGCCTATCTTCTCGCCGATGATCAGTTCATCCTTGATGGGGATGTCACGACAGTTGAGCGATCCGATGAGTTCGCTAAAACTCTGTCTGCCGGCATTAATGCTCATCGAGAGCGAATCCTTTATCTCTTCAGCATCCTGCATGACGAGCGTACCGTTGCGGAAGGGCAGTCCGTCGGCAAGAATGCGTGTAGGTAAATGTTCAATGTTGACGGCGCGGAACGATGCCCGCACGTCGTCGATGTTCTTTACCAGCCATCGGTTGCCGTCGAGCGGAATGGAAAACGGATAGGTGAACATCTCGTTGTCATTGAACACAGGGTTCTGGTCCTCTATATCGATAGAGAAATCATCGGGCAGCGACACGGGGCGGTCGTTGATAAGTATGGTGAGATGGGAGTTCATTGTTTCTTGATATTTACTTGAGCGTTGTCGTATATAGAGATAAACTGACGAGTGAAGGAGTTGACGACAGCATTACCGAAAGCGTAGATAGCTCTGTGGCCATGGTCGGTGAGTGTGCCTGCCGTGATGTTGACCACCGACATGTCATAACACTCGGCAGAGACATTGGTGGTCAGTCGGGACTGGTTGCGTGCCACGGCGTGACCTTCCTTGACGGTGGCCCGTGAGAAGTCGCGCAACTCTACATGGCAGTCGGGATTCATAACCAGGGCAGAGGCGATGTTGTGCAGCACGACACGGGCATTGCCCAGGATATAGGCCGTATGGGCATGATAGAGGTGGATGGTCTCTGCGCTGTCGCCGATGAGCACGTTGCCCGTAGGCGAGTCCTCATTATAGAAAATGCCGGCAGCATTGATCTCACTCTTATAGTCAGGATAGAAGTCACGAAAAGCTGCCATGACCTGCTGTGGCACCTCGGTTATCATGCCGTGCCAATACTTGTGCCAGGCTGCGCACATCTGGGATATGCTCTCCGTGCCACGGAAGGCAAGCTGCGACTCCTGGCAGTTGCCACTCTGGGCAAGGATGGCGATACACAATGCCTTGAACTTTTCGGACTTCTCCATATCCTGTCTTTTCTCTATGATAGAATCTCCAACCATTTCAGACTAAAATAAGCACTAAAAACAAAACGACATCTTACACTCCCGCTTCGGCGATGGTCTTGGTAAGGATGGCCTCGTAGCCAGTGAGCTCGTCTTCGGTTACGATGTCGGCATACTCCTGGCGCAAACGGTCGATGCGCTCCTTCAGTCCCTTAACCCTTGCCTTGGTGCTGGGCTTGTCCTTGCGGATGATATACTTGATGATGGCATCAGCTTCGGCCTTGTGCTTGGCTGCCTTGTCGCGTGCGGCTTTCACCTCGGGGCGGTCGGCTGCGATTTTCTCTGCTATGCTGACAGCAAAGCGAGGATCACGCTCTTGGGCTTTCTCATAGAAGGGCTTGAGCTGAGTACGCAGTTCCTGTGGCGACAAACTGAAAGTCTTTTCTACGTAAGCGATGTATTCGGGGTCGCCGTTGCGCTGATTCAATCGGAGATAGACTTCACCCATTTCACGGTCCACTGCCATGTAGATGTCCGGCAGGATTTGGCTCTCTATCTCTGTCGCACGGGTGGCGAGCAGCGCTATCTCGGCTTCAGAGTAGAGGATGCCCTTGTTCTGCTGTTGCGATTTCTCGTTGGCTTCTGCCATCGTCTTGGCTTGTTCGGCCTTGCTCGCCATCTCGTTGCGGAGGTCGCGCACGGTATTGACGCGCTGTTGAAGGGCGGGACTGAGGAAGGGACGTATCTGTGCGAGGTTGGGCATGGTGGCGGCGATGCTCTCGCCGTTTGGGTTGGCCACGATACCGCCATAGGTGAGTGGCTGTACGGCTACGTTGGGCTTCACCTCGGGGAAGAGCGACTGGCGGGCTTCGTCGAGGGCTTTCTGCTTCTGCTGTTCGTTGTATCGTGCCTGTTCCTCCTTGGTGGGTCGGCCCACGTGGCGCTTGGCTTCGGCAGCCTCGGGGATGGGGATAATCTGCAGGCTGGTGATCAACTGGCGTACACGGCGGTGGTAGTCGCGGAAACGATGCGAGTCGCGCACGAAAGCCTGTGCGCTGGGCACGCTTTCAAGCAGTGTCAGTCCCTGCTCGAAGGCTTCTTTCTGTTCGGCTGTCAGCATTCGGGTGTTGAGTGCCGGCGTGAGTATCTGGATGATTTGCTCTTTGTTCATATTGTTGTGTCTTTTATTGTTGTCGGGGTTTTAGAACATGAGTGGTGTGACGAATATCTTGTCGCCTTCCTGGTTGTTCTCGTAGCCGCCGGATTTGTCTGCGGCGGATGATGAGGAATCGGCGGAAGCGGTGGAGGAGGAGGCATTGCTATCGGCGGCTTCCTGAGCCTGCTTCTCGGCCTTGAGGAGGCGATAGACGGAATCGCGGAGCGAGACGGACTCGTTGTGCGCCAGCAGACGGGTAGCCTTGTCGAAGGCGATGACGGTGGTTCGCTCCACGAGGTAGGCGGTCATCAGGCGGCGCACCTTGCGGAGGAGTTTGTCGCGGTCGTCGGCGTTCTGAAGACGGTCGATGAGCTCGTCGCCGAACACGTCGGCTATGTATTCGTCCTGTATGTAGCGGAGGTCGGGCAGCAGACGGATGAACTTGTCGCGGTTGTCATGCACACTGAGGTACTGCTCAAGGACGCTGCACGTGGGGAAAAGGAGGTCGTGGTGCAGGTAGTAGTACTTGCTCTCCTGCCACAACAGCACTATCTCCTCGATGGCTGTGTGGGCTTTGGTATTTTCGTCCTGTGGTATGTCGGATTTTCCGTCGTCAGGTACTTCTGTACTTTCGCCCTTTGGTACTTCGGTACTTGCGCTGCCGTCTTTCGTGGCGGCTTCGGCTGGCGTATTGATGCTGACTGCCCAGTTTTCGAGGAGTTTCAGGAGGTTGTTGAGCGACACCATGGCCTCCATCCTATATCCTGCCACTCCCTTGTCGAGGAGTTTCTCTGTGGCGGGGTCGTAATCGGTCGAGGAGGCGATGTTGACGCCTGCGCCGTTGACCGAAAGGATTTGCTGGTAGGCGTATCGCGCCATGGCGTCGTTGACCACCATGCGCTGGGCGAGGTTGAGGAGTACGCTCCATGGTTTCTTGGCATAGGATCCGTCGGTCTTCTGCTGATAGAAGCCGTCGCCGCCCAGGGTGGTATAGTATTCGCAAAGCCGTGTGTAGAGCGGCTTGCCCAACTTGTCCTGCAGGAAGTCCTTCTCGCTGTTGTCGAGCACGCCCTGCAGGTTGGCTATATCGTCCACGGCATTGCTGGGCAGGATAAGCCGAAGTTCTTGATTGGTGGAAAGTATCATGATGTGTTGTGCTGTTATGTGCTGGGTGAAAAAGATGTTGTTGTCAGGCGAAAGACAGGATGGGGAGGGTTACTCCTGTTCCTGCTTCTTGACGCCTGTCTTCGAGTTGTCGAGGGTGGTGAGCACCTCACGGTCTATCTGCCATTCGAGGTGTGTGTCCCATTCATTGAAATCGTCGATTACCTCCAAGGCTCGGAGCATGAGCTGCTGCAATGGGGCAAACTGTATCTGCTTGACGAGAAAACGCTCACGGAGGTCGGTGCCGCCCGATGAGGTTGCGTCACCAGGGGTGTTGCCGATGAGCTTGGAGTCGAGACCCATGGCGAAGAAGATGATGCTCGTAATCTCCTGCAGCTCGGTCTTCTCGGCTTGCGCTTGCGAGTTGGCCTTGCTCTCTATCTCCACAATCTCCCATGCCTTGTGCTCCTTGCCATCGTTGTCGTTGAACACGGCAGAGATGAGCGCCTGACCCGCATTATCGGGATTGGAGAGCCACGTGTTGATGTCGCTGAACACTTCCTGCTGAAGCTGCGCCATGGTTTTGGTCTTCTTGTCGCCCTGCTGGGTGTAGAGGTTCTTGAGATATTCCTGGTGAATGTAGATGACGCGACCGATGATGTTGGAGTTGCGCTTACGGGTGAGTCGGTCGTCGACGATGGTGAAGGCATACTCGTAGATGCTTCCGGCAAAGATGGAATGCCAGAGGGCATCGGCATAGTAGGGACCGCCATAGTCGCGTGGCGACATGATGAAGCGGGTGGGGCGGTCCTTGCGGCTTACCCGCTGCTGACGGGCACGGCGCACGGCTGCCTGGAGGTCTTTCACTGCCGACACGGCGGGAAGATAGGGAACGGCGGCGATGCTCTTGTCGAGGTCGGCGAACTGTGCGGTGCGGTCTTGCGTGGGGTCGAGCCACTGGTTCGACACGTAGGCATAATTGATGCGATAGTTGGAGTCCTGTCGCTCCAGTCGGGTGGTGAAGATGCTGCGGTGTTTCAGTCCCACGACCTTGGGTGTCCACTGACTTGTGGGTACCGGCTTGCCCTCATCGGAGAGTTGTCGCTGGTTGAGTTGCAACTCGACGAAGCACTGCGACATGAGCGCCATGTCGCCCGCCATGTTGAGGAAGGTCTGCATGAGGTCGTTGTCCTTTATGAATTTCTTTACCTCGCGGTTGGTCTGCTCCCACTTGGCGAGGGCATCCTTCAGGGCTTTCATCTCATCGCTGTCCTTGGGCTGGCCTTCGGTCTGCTGACTGACGGAATGCAAAGGGTCGTCGGGGTCACCGCTGACGCCGTTCTGTTGTTGTGCCTGACGTTCTGCTGCCTCCTGTGCCTTGAGGTCGGCTATCTGTCCGCGGAGCAGTGTGCCAGCCGATGCGTAGGAGATGTATTTCTCAGTAATGTTGCCGCCTACGTACTGGGTGTAGTGATACTTGGGCGAGGGTCCGTGGCCTACGAGTATTTTCTTAATGAAGTCGACGCCGGCAGCGGTGAAGGGCGACATCCGTGAGAGAATCCAGACGAGGTTGGGCAGTCGGTTGCCTACACCCCATTCCATGTAGCCCAGTCCGGGTGTTCCCACGCCGTCGGGCTTGGCCTTGTTCTCGCCGCCGCTGGAGGCGAAGATGGTGGAAATCTGTCGTCGTGCTCCCGATGAGGTGGACGAGCTGCCCTGCGCTGTCATGCCGGCGGTCTCGAAGAGCATGGAGCAGACGTAATCGTTCCATGAGAAGACTTGAGCGCCGCTGTTGGGATTGATGAAAGCAGAGGGCGCCACGGCCACATATCCATCGCGCTTCAGCTCCTCACTACGATTTTGGAGCTGCTGTAAGTTGGTAACTCTGTTCTTGTTGCGTGACATATTCTGTTATCCTGTTTTTAGGGGTTGATGTATGTTGTTGTTGCTTTTTTCGACTACAAATGTACTAAGAATTGTCTTAGTGGTACGGACATGAGTCAGAACTGCGAGAGCTGCACGGCTCGTTTGCCTCATTCGGCGCACCGCGTCTGAGCGAAAAAACTGCGGTCCCGTCGGTTCTCCCTTCCCTTTCCCGTCCACTTCATAGAATTGGAAAGTTCGAGAGTGTTGGTAGTCTTCGGGAATGAAGCCGTGCGAGCCGCAGTTAATCTAACAATATGTTTCACGTTTTTGCATTATGGCCTATATTATGTTGTTGTCGGGGTGTTGTGTTGCGTCCGCCTACATATCGTAGTCGTACTATCGTTTGATATTCCACATGTGCTCTGCCGGACCAACGAGCACGTCGATGTTTGCGCCCTGCTTCAGAGCCACGGTCTCCACCCATTTAAGTTGAATAAACTGCTGTGGGTTAAGATTCATCTCGTTCATATACGCCTTGTCTGCCACAGCCTTTTGGCGTTCAGCCTTCTCGCGAGCCACCTGAACCTCATATTCACGTTCCTGTGTCTGCTTGGCCTGTACCATCTTTGCCGTGCGGTTCATTTCGGCAAGCTGCTCCTTGTTTGGGGTTGCCTTACCGATGATAACGTCCTTGATGATGACGGGCATCGGCTTGTGCTTGGAGAGGGCAGCGACGTAATCCTGCATCTGCTTCAGAATCTTCTTGTCGATGGTGCTCAATACCTGTCGGTTGGACATCAAATCGAATGGACTGTACTGCGAGATATGGTCTCTGATAAGATTGCAGAAATAGTTGTAGAGGTTGGTGTCAAACCAGTCGCGTCCATAGTTCTGCAACAGTATGGGCGACTTGCCTTGCTCCACCTGAGTGACTATGACAGAATGGAAGTCGAGTGGCGTGTTATCGTCGGAGAAGATGTCGTCAAGAACAACCTCGTGGCGTACAGGCACAATCTTGAATGTTTCAGAATGAGTACTCAGGGCACACCATGTCAGACCACTCTGAACTGGGTCGTTGTCAACACCTCCGTGTCCGAAGAACCATGGTTTCTTTACCAACACGGTTTCCTCGTCGGCATCGGGCGACACAAAACAGCACGAGGATAACATCGCTACTGCGATAAGCGCAAAAAAAATTGAAAATAATTTTTTCATAATTGTTTTTTGTTTATATTGATTCATTAAAAATCCTTATATATGACAATCGTACATTGTCTATAGAGTGTCTGTAGGTATTCCAGTTCTTTCCAAATCTTGCAACATTGGAAAGAACTGGAATGGCTATACACCCGCTGCCTTTACGACTCAATCTCGGGAGGGTTGCCGCCAGGCTTCTGGTCGCCGCCTCCAGTGGTGCCGGAGTCGCCCGTGCCGGGAGCTGCTGGAGCATCCGTTGCAGCAGCATCGCCCACTCGCTTGAACGAGCCGTGCTGTGCGAAGGCGGCGTTGAACTTCTTGGAGAAGTCGATGGCAACACCTGCGGTGAGGTCCTTTGTGGTGAGGTCGGCGGCGGTAATCTCTCTGTTCACGTCAACGTCCTCGCCCTCTGCCTTGCGGTCTTCGAGCTTCGCCTTGAGCTGGCTCTGAGTGAGCGAACCGCTGACGGTAGGACGTACCGTCATGCCCTCGGCAGACACCTGTACCTTGGTGCCCAGTGCCAACAGAAGCGGCAGTTTTTTCTCTAACTGCGTCATCACGGCCATTACGTCCGCTGCGCCTACTGTAGAGTCCTGCGCCATGTAGTCGCAAAACTCAGGGAATGACATCTGCTGCAAGTCAACGATCTGTGCGCTTGCAACCTTTTCTTTCGTGAAATTATTCACACGAACTGCAATTCTTGTTTTGATTGCCATAGGTTATTTTTTGTTTGGGCGTTAATACTTCCCTCTCTGTTTTTACCCGATTCCACAAAGAGGATTTTTGCAATGTGCCGACACTTTTTATCGAATGTGCCGACACTTTTTGTCAAATGTGCCGACACATTGCTTTTTTCGACTACAAATGTAGGGAGAAAATTTTGAGCGGTGCGGACATAAATTCAGAACAGCGTGAGCTGTGCTTGCTCCAACTTGATGCGCTTGCAAGCCTTGTCGTAATACTCCTTGTTGAGCTCAAAGCCGATGAAGTTGCGCTTCTCTTTTATACAAGCAATGGCGGTGGTGCCGCTGCCCATGCAGTTGTCTAATATGGTGTCGCCCTCGTTGGAGTAAGTACGGATGAGGTACTGGATGAGAGCGACAGGCTTTTGAGTGGGGTGGAAGCTGTTGTGAATATCCCTCTGAAATAAGACAATATCGGTTGGATATTTTTCATCAGTTATCATATCCTTCGCTTTGCCATAATTTCCGTAACATCTGTTGGTTTGCTCTTTCTCTTGCTTTCCTCTGCTGTGATTGCGTTCATGTGGAAGACATTTGCGCATTTGTGGATGATAGGTGGGCTGTCCGTCGTAGAAAACGGAAATAATCTCCGTTTGCTTTAGAGGCATCTTCTTTGTGTTCAAAAAGCCAGTTGTACGGCATTTATCCCACGTGATATTATAGCGCCACATCTTTTCATTGCTCATCATCAGTTTTGCCGTGAACATACCCTGTCCGAACAATATTATAGCCGCATTGGGCTTACTGATACGAAAATATTGCTTCCATAAAGAATCAAGCGGAATAATACTATCCCATCCTCCTCCTTCACTCTGCTTATTGAGGACACCATACGGCAAATCGCACACAATGCAATCCACGCTTCCGTCGGGAATCCTTTTCATACCTTCGAGGCAGTCTTCATTATATATTTTGTTCAGTTCTATCATTGTCTTTTTACTTTTTCCTTATCTTTTCCATTTCCTCATTCTCCACCGTCAGGCGTTCCAGATGCTCCAGGACGAGGGAATAGCTCTGGTTGTTTACCTGGTCCTCCGTCAGTCCGGCATACTTCTGCATAGTGGCGGTAGTGGCAGTGTAAATCTCCAAGGGCGTGGTGGGCTTCTGCGACTTGATGGGCTGCACCTTGAACACATGACGGTAACGATGAGCGAGGGTGTGCATCACGCCCGTCCACCAGAAGAGTATCACCTGCCATGCTGTTTCTGGGAAATCGCGGAAATATGACTGGTTCGTCTCCCACTGGTTCAACTCATAGTGGAAGTCGTGTTTCACCATGCCCGTGTTGCTGTCCACATAGTCGGTCGTGCCGTTGAAGATGGTGGCGAGAAACATCGTCCGGGCAGAACTCACGTTCTCCATCTGCCGCTGCATCTGCTCGTCGGTGAAAGTACCGCGTTGCTGCATCTTCAAGAGGCTGTTGCTCAGTCGGGTATAGGTCTGCATCATGTCGGAGGCGAAGCGATACTGCGCCCACGAGAATCCGTCGAGGTCGTTGGCAGGACCGCTGAACACCTTCTTGCGTCGCCACCACGCGCGGCGTCGCCGGATGACAGGGTAGGGGAAGCGGGTGAGGAAGGCACCGTTCTCGTTGTCAAGCCAGTCGAGCAAGCCAGCTCCCTGAGCGATATACTCAGCCGACTTTCGGGCATCGGTCTTCGCCTTGGGCGTCAGCCAGTAGTTGATTTGCCACAGATACAGCGGAAAGGTGCCGCTGTCCTCGTCGTCCTGCATACGGCAGAGGTAATACTGCTCGCTGAGGTCGAGGCGAGTGTCGGGCGATGCCACTATCTCCAATCCAGACAGGGCGAAGAAGATCGCCACCTTCACATTGCGCATGTCGAAGGGGTGGTATCTGTCCTGCCGCTCCACCTGCTCGCGTATCACGTCGGCTATCAGCTCCAACTGTTTCGTAGTGCAGAGGTTCCAGTGGCGGGGAAGATGTAAGTCTATTTTTTTTGGATTGTTCATTTTTACAGAATCCTAAGTTTTTATCCCAAAAATGCCAAAATTGGACTATTTTAGTCCAGAAAAATCCAAAAATGGACGAATTTAATCCCAAAAATCCAAAAATCGGACAGAATTTAATCCCAAAAATCCAAAAGTTGGACCAGATTTATCCAGAAAAATCCAAAAATGGATGGGAAAGTTATCAAAAACTACCAGGTGATTTCTCTCCCTCTGTTGTCGACGAGCGAGCCGTATCGGATGCCGTCGAGCCGATTAAGCCATCCGTTGAGGAACCGCTTCTGCGAAGGTTTGCTCTTCACCAACCGCTCATAGTACAACTTGCGGCGAGCCTTGAGGCGCGAGAAGAAAGTTTCGGGGTTCTGTCGGTTCAGGGCGGCGAGGGTGTTCTTGCCCATGATTCCGTCGGCTTTCACACCCAGTAAGGCTTGGGTGAGGGTGACGGCAGGCGTACCGCTGATCCACAGCCAGTCCACAAGGAGGTTGGCGATGCTCTGGTCTTTGATCTCGTCGGCACGGCATCGACGCCAGTAACAGCGGCGCAGGATTTCCGTAGCATCAGCATCTGAGATAAGTCGGAGGTCGCGCACGTCTATCCGTCCGTCGCCGTTCTTGTCGTACCCCTGCTGCCGCCATGTGCCGATGGTCACGCCCTTGTTGGTAGCGCCGCCACGGTCTTTCGGGTCGTTCACGAAACCGCCCTCAAACGAGAGAATGAATTTAGCTAAAGGTTCAATCTTTACCATAGTTTATCGTTTTCTTGTTCTGTTATGTATAAATGTAGGGCAAAGATACAAAAACGTCATCCATCGTGCGGGACAAAAAATATCCCAGATACTTTGCATGGCAGACTGCGCACCGTGGTCGGCGCAGCCGGAAAACAATGGAAGCCGCAATGCTGCACTCTTCGTGGAGCAAAGCGGCTTCTGAAACGAAATATTATCCTGAAAAGACCAGATGACCATTTTGCTGACGCCAGCAAAATGATATTCAGTCGAAAATATCTCGGATATTGTAGAAAAATGTCCGAAATCAGCAAGAAGGCTCTTTTTACCTTGTTACTTTCTTGTCCAAGAAATAAGCAAGAAAGCTCTTTTTACCTTTTTACTTTTTTACCTTTTTACCTTTAGACATGGCTCATGTATTCCCATACTTTCGTACAGTCGAGTACATCTGTGTCCTTCCAGTCGGCATCACAGAAGTAGAACAAGTATGCGGCCTTGATAATCTCCTCTTCGCTCATCTCGGCGCAGAGGTCAGCATACATGGCATTGAAGGCTACATACTTGTCCCAACAATTCACCTTGCTTGGGAAGTCGAAGTCCTTGGTGGCTTGCTCAATCTCCGATTTAGTCCAGTGAGCGCCCCTGCCCATAGGCACACCCTCATCGTCCAACTTGCTGTAGAGAAGTCGGTCGACATCATGATGGGCAAACATCTCGCTGTAGTGGCGGTCGTAGAGCACGGCATGTTGGTGACGGATTATCTTCCAGTAAAGTTCAGGATTTTCATTCTCCACCTTCATCAGGTCGCACGACAACTGCTCCAAGGCAGCATTGAGTTTTTTGTCTGTCATCTGTCCGTCAACACGGGCCTGGTTGATTAATTGATTGTACTTCATGATTTTCATTTATTTTTTTAAGAATTAATGGTCTAACAATTGGGGCAAGCACCACGGAAATGTGGAATGACGGGAAGCGCCGTCGCCTGTCCCGAATCGGGAAGAAAGAAAGAAACTTGCTCTAACTTTCTTTCTTTCTTATTTTCTCTTAGGTCATCACTCGATGGTTCTGTCAGAGCCTCGGGCATGACCTTCACTTTCTTTTCTTTCATAATCGTATAGTCTTGTGAATAATCTCTGCAGCAACAGCAGCAACAGCAAAAGCCAGTTGGAAAAATAAGCTGCAAGAATGGACAACAGCGCAGCCCCGACGGGAGGACAACGCATACACACAAGTACGGCAAGCACGCTCCAGAACGTAAGGCACTGAGGGCATGATGCTACCTTGCTCAACACCTGGGCTACGGCTTCAGCCAATCCCAGATGCTGAATGAGCGTCGCGGCCGTCAGGACTGCGAGGGTTACTAACAGGTACTCCGTCATCATCGTCAGAGTTTAAGCGGTCGCTGTGATGGTGAGGGTGAGAGGCGCATCGCACACAAAGGTCTTACTGCAGCTGCAACAAGCCACACGGGCTATGCCGTTCTGAATCGCACCTACCGAAGCAGACACGGCTGTAATGGCTGTAGCACTGAACACGGGAATGGTGAAGTCCTGGCTCACCACCTGGGAGCGGGTGCAGCACGTTCCGCAGTTGCAGGGCACGTAGTTGATGACACCCTCGGCGTGCATCACCACGAGATACTGCGAAGTGCCTACCTTGACAATATTCTTCACCGAAAACTGGGGCACGAACACGGGTGTCTCGTCCACACAGGCAGGTGTGCAGAGCTGCTGCGTGATGTTCACATCATAATAAGGGGCAGTGGCTGTCGCACCTACTGCCAGAGTAGCCGTAATGACGGCTGGAATGGTTCTTTTGTTCATAGTCTTTTTCTTTTTTAATAAAGCGACGCATCTTGGCCGCCGCATTTTTTCTTACGTTAATGTTTCACCTGATAGCCTGTCGATGACTCCACAGGAAGGTTCTTCTGCAGAAGGTCTGCCAGCTCGTCGAGGTCATCCTCGTCGAAGGTGATCATGCCCTCAAGGATAGAGAGCGACCCCTTGAAGCGCAACTGATCCACCACGTCGTGAGCCATCTGCGGAATGCTCTCGTCGGGAATGTTGCCGAAGTACTTGCATAGCATCGGCGTGACGAGCGCATTCACTATGGGCTGTATCATGGGCTCCATGTCGGCCTGCAGCGAGTAGTTGCCGCTCACCAGTCCCATGCTGCCGATGGTGGCTTGCAACGACTGGAGCATGGGCAGACGCATCAGGTTGCTGGCAGCAATCTGCGAAATGGCTGGCCGTGCCCACTCGGACACGACCGCCGCCAAAATCTGAGAATTGGTGTAATCCATATCTCACGCCGATTACTGGTTACAGCCACAGCCACAACCGCAGCCGGTCTGGCATACGTTGGTGGAAGGGATAAACACCTTGGTGACACTCGCAAGAGATGCCACCTGCGACTTCAGCACGTCGATGTTGGCATTGGCAGCAGCATTGTATGCCATCTGCTCTGCGTTGATCGCCTGCTGTGCGTCCTTGTTGGCATCCACCTTGTCTTCCACACGGCGCAACTTCGTGTCGAGATACTGAGTCACCTCTACCAACTTCTTGTCGGTGTAGTTCTCGCTCTTCTGGATGGCGAGCTCAGTCTTCAGAGTGCTGTTCTCCTGAATGAGGTTGGTCTCACTCTTGGTCACGAAACGTGCGTCGGGGTCGGAAGGGTTGGCAGTAGCCGGACCGCCGTTTCTCGTCATGCCCAACAGCGAAGCGCCACCGCCCAAAAGGCTGGTAGCCAATCCCGCAATACCAAGGCCAAGGGCTGTGTTGCCTAAGCCTTTGCTGGCAACATCATAGTTGCCGTCATTAGTTTTTACTTGCATAATGATTGATATTTATAAAATTCTTCCAATATCGGAATCATCTGCAAAAGTAAAGGGAAACAGACAAAAAGAAAAGGAAAGTCTATGAAGTGTTCTTACAGGAAAACCACGAAACAGAAATGCTTATGAAAACATAAACAAGCACTATATATAAAGGTATAATAAGAATATCTTTTATCGCATGGCTTCCTCAAGAGTTCTAATATAAGGTATGGCTTCGTTGCGCACAATGTCGAGAAAAAGTTGTGCTGACCGCTTCATCGGCACGTCCTTCATCCAGTGGGCATTGCTCATCAGCTCGTGCTCAAGCCCAGCGATGGGACGGACGGTAAGGGTGGGGTGACTCTTCAGATAGAGTTTAGGCATGAAAGTAACACAATGGGTTTCTTCCACGATGGCAAGGTCTTCGTTGGGGTCGCTCACAATACATTTTACATTCAGTTTCATCAAGTCGTATCTCAGATATTGCTGGAAGGTATTGAACACCCTTTCGCCTACATCGGGCATAATCACGTTATGCCTTAACAAATCCTCGTATGACACCTTTTCCAGTCGGGCCAAAGGATGGGTGTCCCGCATCATCGCATAGATACGGAAAGGAATACAGGGTTCTGACTTGATACCCTCATTCTTGTAGGCAGAGTTCAGAGTGAAGGCGAGGTCGATGGAGTGGCTTCTCAACAGGTGGTTCAAGTTCGCTGCCTTGGCAAACTCGGCGTTGATTCTCACATTCGGGTATCGCTCCATGAAGATAAGTGCCGCCATCCGAATGTAAGGTGCGATAAAAGAGCCTACACCTATCCTCAGCTCGCCCACAAGGCAGTTGTTGAGCGCATTGATTTGCTCCTTGCAATCATCCGTCTGCTTCAGTATCTCCTTGGCGCGAGGCAAAAGCGCCTCGCCGCTCTCGGTGAGCATGATGCTGTGCGAGGTGCGGATAAGCAGCTTGCACCTCAGTTCATCCTCAAGAGCCTTGATGTGCTGACTGATAGCAGACTGAGTGACACAACAGCGCGTGGCTGCAATGCTGAAAGATAAAGTTTCAGCGACATATACAAATGAGCGCAAATGACGAAGTTCCATAATAGTTAAATGTTAATAGACCAATAATAAATTCATGCCGCAAATTTACACAAAATATTTAAAGATAACAGAAACCTCGCATTAAAAATGCTAATATTATAATAACAAAAAACCCGGTATCATAGACTTATTAGCCAAGATACCGAGTCTTTGAAAGTATAAATTTTAAAATCGTAAATGTTATGCCTTACTATTTAGAGCGATCAATCATCATCAATCAATGTACTGGCGGTGCTTGTCGGAGTTGTACTTGCGTCTGTCGGCTTCACACTTGCAGAGCTCGTCCTTCCCGCAGTCGCTCTCGCAGCCGCTTTCTTTGCTGCTGATGTTCCTGGGTCGGCGGAATCAGTCTCGCCCTTATCAGTTCCGCCCGTTATCCCCCCACTGCCTTGGAAGCAAGGAGTGAATCCCATCCTTCCGTTGCAGGATCGGTCACGTAGAGGTTAGGATAAAGCACACCGGACAATTTTGCCTCGTAGGTGGTTTTACGCTCGTCGCCGGTTTTTGCGCCAGTGTCCGTTTTAATTCCACCATTGTCGAACTTCACCTTGATGTTAGGATCGTACATGATCTGCGTCTTGTCGTTTCCCTTACCTGTTACAATGATGAAAATATCCAGGTTGTTGGCGGCGCGGGCAAGCTTGCCGGCGACCTCGTTCACAGCGGCGACAGCAAAGTTAGAGGTGATCTCGAAGCCACCTTTATAACCAGCCGAAGAACCCTGAATCTGCTGTGTGTCATCGCTGGCTTCAACCTTGTAAAGTCCCTTACCGCTCTTGAAGGTAGGAGTAGAATAAGTGCTGCCGGTGAGAGTCAGTGGCGCAGCCAAATCACTCTTCAGACCGATATACACATTATTGCCCATACCTGCGATATTCTCCAAGCACTCGTTTTCGTTCAGTACATCCACGAGCTCAGGACATGTTGCTTTTTCTGCCATAGTCGTATCTTGTTTTAATGGTTTAATAAGAAAAGGCGGCGACCGACATTTTCCGTCAGGTCAGCCGACCGCCGCCCGTGAATTTATTATTATGAGCAGTCGTGCCAATGATTACTCACTTGCCTTGAAGAAGGCGGTCAGACCCATACTCATACCAGTAGCGGTGATAGTGATGGACTTCTCCTTGCTGCCATTACTCCAATGCGAGAATTTATCCTTTGTACCATCCTTTGCCTCAAGAGTCAGGATCTGGTTAGGAGTGGTTTCTACGGCCTTGTCGTACTTAGTACCGTTGACGGTTACTGAAGCGTCGGTAATCTCCTTGCCTTCAGTTTCAGCAATAGTCACTACAAGGTTAGAGTTGGTATAGTCGCCAGAAACGAAGTCGGTGCAGCGCAGCTCACCATCCGTAACAGCCAAAGCCCATGAGAATGGATTTTCGATACCATAGCCCTGAATACTCTGACACTGGAACTGCAGGTCACGTGTATCGTTGTCAGAACCGAGGCGTACATCGACGAAAGTCTGATTACCCTCTGAATCAACAGCGAACACGAGGTTGCCGGCAACAGAGAAGATGATGCGGTCGCCTTCACCCATACCGTCTACAGGAGCGATAGTTACCTTTGGCAACTCAGGAATCTTGTAGTTACCATCTGCTACTACTTCGAGCTTGTGAGTACCGTATGACTGGAGAGCATAAGCATCAGAGATGTTGATAGCGGTCTCTGTGGTCATATAAGCGAAAATCTGCTGACGACGAAGACGTGGGTCAAGCTTCATGTAAGCATCACGGAAGTTCTTGTAAGCAGAACTATCTGTAGAAGACGTAGGAGCTGAGATGGCTTCACAATGAATGAGGTTATGGTTAGCCTCACTAATCAAGCCGTCCTCGATGTCATGGTTGATACAGGTGATCCAACCATCAGCCAGGCCCATAGCCTTCTCCTCTTCGGTAGCGCCCTCGTGATCGTTGTCGATGTCACCCCACCAGGCGTTATTGTAGATGTCATCAGCATGGGTTTTGATTACGGCCTCTACAGCAACAGTAGAAAGAGGATAAGCACCCTGCGCGTTTGTACCATGGATTGTCTCGCAATATCTGTCGATATTATCAGAACCATGGAACCAAGCGAGCTTGGCAGTAAGTACACGCTCTTTCAGGAAGCCCACCTCGCTGTTCATCTTAGGATTGACATCCTTTCGACGAGTGGTGCCACCTTTACGCAAGAAGATGTTAGTTGTACGCTGATACTGGATGCCACTGATAACTTTTACGCCAAGACGCTGCATATCTTCAGGAGCTGCATACTGTGGTCCCATTACAACGCTTTTAAAAACTTGGTTAGCTACCTGCTGAAGGGCATCAATACCAATAAAGTTTTTAGGTGTATTCATAATACTTTACTTTTTAAAAATGTGAATGAAAGTTTGAAAAAATAGAAATGATGTTAGAGAAGACCATTATCACGTTTATACTTCTCGATAGCCTTCTTTGAGCCAACAGGATCTGAAGGGTTCCAAGTTGGGTAAGCTGTATGGGGGTCAGTTACCTGTGCGCCTTCTCCGTTGTTTCCGGGTGCAGTGCCTGCCGCTGGTTCCTTGCCAGCCTCTTCGGTAAGGGCGGCTATCTGTGCGTCCTTGTCGACAATAGTCTGCTCGGCTGTAGCGAGAGATTCCTTTGCACCTTTCAGCTCCTCTTCGACCTTGGCTTTGTCGGTTGTAAGAGTAGCTATCTCCTCATTCTTCTTTGTTGTAAGGGCAGCTATCTCCTCGTCCTTCTTGGCGAGAGTTGCAGCCGTTTCATCAGAACGAGTCTTAGCTGCGTCGTGTTCTGCCTGAAGAGCATCAAACTTAGCCTGAAGGTCAGCGAGTTTTTGCTCTGCTGTAGTGGCTTTCTGCTTGGCATCGGCCACAGCCTGCTCGTTGGTGTAAAACTTGGCTTCGAGTGAGTCGAGCAATGGCATATTCATGAATGCGCCCTCTGCATTGACTTCAATCTCGCCTTCCTTGATTCCACAAGCAGCGCTAATCAATGGGTAATTTTTCATATCAATATGAGTTTGGTTAAAATTGTTGTTGTTATCCTTTTTTGAAGATGGAGCGGTCGTTGGCTCTTGTGCTGAACTGGCTACTGTAGCTGGGGTAGAGACGTTCTTAGGCTCTTTTTCTGTGCCTTCGGTATCAGTACCTTGGTCATCAGTGGTGATTTCTCTCTCGATAGGCTTTGCTGTACCATTGTAGAGATCGAAGCAGCGGTGGATGCAGTCAAGGAAAGTAGATTGACCATCCACCAAAATGCCCTTTGCCTCTTCGGCTGTGAATATCTTTCCATGGAGATGCTCCTTTTTAGCTTTCGGGCAAGCCTTCTTTACATCTCTGCGGAACTCGACGCCCAGTTCAGCCAACTCTGCCACGAACTTCTTCGTATTGCCGTCGTTGGCAATATCACGGAACTCGCGATTCTTGTCATAAGACTCCGGATCATAAATCTCGTGATAAGTCTCGTTGGTGAACTTGTTGGTACTGCCGTCGGCCTCAGTATAAAAAGCACCCATCACACCGATGCAGCCTACACCGTCCTTCGGGTGCATGTAATATCGCTCATCGCAGAGAGAGGCGAGATACATACCGGCAGAATAGCAGTCGCCATCGATAAAACACAGAACTGGCTGGCCAAGTGAACGTGCGTAATTGATGGCCTGTTCATAATCATTCTTAGCCCATGCTGTACCGCCAGGTGTGTCAATAATAAAGATATGACCACGACACAAAGGATGATTGGCTGCATTAATCATCATGTTACGATGATCGACGGAACCATACGAGCAACCGCCGCCATTGCGGGTGATAGGACCATCAACTGTAAGGACAGAGACAAAAGGAAAATTTTGTGCATCATCATCTTTGAGAGCCCACTGACTTCTCACCTGATTACCATCCTCTGAGATCTGATATTCCTCGGGATAGTAGACGCATCCGTTCTCGTCTATAGCAGTGACAAAACCGCAAGTCTTCTGAGGCTTCTCGAAAGCAGCATGAGTGTTCAGGTTCTGCTCTAAGGCCTTACGTATTCCGTGTACGAACTCGGGGTTGATCATCCACTCCTTGTTGGTCATAATTTCAAAAAGACCTTTCATACGGGTTTAAAAATTAAGATTGTGAATGTATGTTATCCTGTAAACAATTCTTTTTACCAAAGAATGTACTATGTCAAATGTTTCTGTTTGCAAAGGTAATAGATTGAAGGTAGGCAAAAAGGACAAAAAAACGCCGCTATCCTCACGGACAACGACGTTGACAACTAAATACTATTTCTGATATTTAACGAATATATTATAAAATTTATTCCAACTGAATAGGAATAAAATCGGACATTGCTTTACAAGTGGCTGTTATGGTTCTCGACTCCGAACTGTTTGTAGCAGTCGAAGATGTGGCAAGTCGGAAAGTATGAGCAAGCGTATAACAGAGCCAAAACGATTCGTCTCGCCTACGAAGTACTATATAATAGTCCTTACCCTTCATTAGTTTAGACGCTTCGCATACAAGATTACCACCAGTCAACACATTTACACTCACCTCAAAGGTATAAACAGTTCCGTTTCCATCTTGCGATGGAGTTTCTTTTGCTGTAATGCTGCTTGCCAATACCGTATGTTCTCCTTCAGACATGGCGATATGCAGCGCTGGCTCGGAAAAATTGCAGTTGTTTATCTGCATAATCTGAGCGACAAATGGCGGAACAGGGATAGAGGAATGTTCCACATCATGAAAGTAAACGTCGGTTACGCCATCGAGAAACGTCTCCCTACAATTATCTGGTACAAACATATATATCGAATATTATAATTAAACTTTTAACTTATTTTACTTTTCTTATTAACACATTTTTAAAGGCGGTATTTATAGCCATTGTATCTCGTCAATGTGCATACAGCTTTCTTTTGCGTCGCCATACTGCATATCGAAACACGAAAACGACTTATAATTGGCGTGTTCGGTACTCAACCAGCGGTTGACGATGCGGCGAAGATTATCCTTTTCTTCGGTTGTCGGTTCTATGCCATATCTCATTAAGTATCGCTCCAGCGCAGCAGCCCTGGAACGAGCTATCAGACGGCCTTTTGACGTGCAATAATCGAAAGTAGAAAGCGACCACTCCACAATGCTTCGCTTGAAGTCATTGTTTATGGATGTAAGCAGGCGACGCACACCATGGGTATCAATCGTCCAGGAAGGAGTAACCGACTTGACTACATCTACCATCTCCACCTCATTCGGAAGTTTAATGCAAAGATAATCTTCATTGTTGGTTTTAGCGTAATCAAGTTTACCGTTCAAGTATTGAACTTCGCCATAAGAAAGATATTGGTGAACATCTCTCTTGATGACAATACTTCCACCTAAAGGATGTCTGCCTTGCATCATGTTTCGCCACTGCTGTTGCGAAAAACAAGTCATATTGATTTGCTTACAATTAGCCACAGCCGGGGTCAGTGAATTGCGCAGAATGAAATGCTCCGGCATATAACTGTTAAAGACCAGAGGATCACACTTGGACAATACGTGGTTAGGGTCTCGATTCCTGATAAACTGGCACCGACTCAACGGAAGCCGAAGATAGATATTTGGCATCTTAAAAAATGTTTACTTTTTACATTCAGATTGGCAAGAGGGTCTTTTTTTACCTTTTTACTTTTTTACCTTTACTTCTATGGTAGTACAACAGGATAATATCTGTTACTCTAAAGCAATAGTTGGCTGGATCTTTATCCGCTGTGACAGTACATCCCGCCTCTTTCATCACCTTGTCGAGCCTTTCTGTCTGACTGGGCGATAAAACTTTGACGAGCGATAAAGCATCTATATACGTTCCTCCACTTTCCGTATGCTTGATAAATTCCTTATCAAAATGGGTTTCATTGTAAAAAAACAGGTTAATGGCTTCTACCATCTGCTCTGCAGTATAAACTGGCAACATGGGTGTCAGTTTACGAAGCTTCTTGCTGTAGGTAGTCAAACGTTTGCTGAGGTAATCGTCGATACTGTCAGAATATTCAAAATACAGCTGTGCTTTAGGAGTGTTGTCATCCTTACCAATAACAGACTGATAAAAGCCACGAAGTTGCTGTATCATTTTGATAACACCGTCGAACTGATGGAACTCAGTAGTATTGCCGAAGACTGCATACATATTCGACCTGACATCCTTCACGACGCATTCCAGCATGTCGGAAAGAAACGCTACCTTATCAAGGTTGAGTGACAATGTATCTACCTTCTCTTGCATACCATCCTGAGAATAATCTACAAAATATCTCAGTAGAGTACCGAAGGAGAAAAAGTCGAAGGTAACGTTGGAACGAACATTCGCCAACACAACGGAGGAATACATCGTATAAGCCAGCTCTAAATCGCGCTTCTGTATCTGCTTCACCAGATTTTGAATTTCCGATGAACCTTGCTTCAACCGACTTGCCACCTTCGCGAGGTTGTTGCGTCTCGTCATCAACTCATTAAAGTCAGGATCACGAAAGAGTAGGTCAAGCGACTCGGTATATTTCTCCAAAGGTACGTCTTTGAAGTTAATGGAATAAATGGTAGGCTGCGCATAGATGGCATCTATGCGCTTTGCCTCTTGTTGCTTTTTGCTTTTGCCCATATTAAAATCTACTATTTATCATAACGTCCATTAATGGCCAAACGGAAAACGCATCTTTAGCCATGATTATCAAATACGATTATCTCTCGTCACCATCGCCGGCAATGACATTTCGCTGCTTGCGAGAGGCAAGTTTAGCCAGGTTTTCCTCAGCCACTTCTTCGAGCGTAACACCCATCACTTTTGCCAGTCCTGCTGTCTGCCAAAGAATGTCGCCGATTTTAGAAAGCATCAGATGGCGTTCCTCGTCACTGACGTTCCACACCTGTGTATGCAGGATCTTGCCTTCCTCGTCGCGCTGGGTAGTGGTGATATGCAGCTTGCCTTTGCGCATGTGCTTACCGGCTTTGCTTGCAAACTCACCAACCTCGCCAACGAGATTGGCAAGCATATAGAAGAGGTTGTCACTCTCAGGAAGACAAGTACTCATTGCCTTGTCCTGATATTCGTTTAATGTTAAATTTGCCATGATATATATATGTTTATATTGATGATTATATGTCAAACTCATCACAATACTGGCGCATACGCTCGATGATGATGTTGCGTATCTTCTCACCAATAATCTTGGCATTGGGATGCGGTGTGCCCGTCTTGCCATGATAGCGAAGGTCGAGAATATGGCTCCAGTCGGAAAGCGTATAGGTATATGCCACAACGGTATAGGTATCGAGAGGCAGAACACCTCGTGCGTCCTGCGGCTTCAAGCCGGACTTCAGAAGTCGGTTGTAGCCCCACTCGCATACTCGGCATACAAGGCCATAGACCATGCGCTGCCAACGACTGCCTTCTACGTGCCAATGCGGACGTGCTATCTGTACGCCTCCCTTCTTCTCTAAATTGCAATAGCGTGTGCTCTGTTCGGCGATGCTGTTGGGCGACGTGCGGTTGAGCTCACGCGAGGTACTTATCTGCGTGGTTACTACCAGCGTCATGCGGATAATAGAGAATGCCTCCTCGCACTCGTACTTCAGTGCCTTCTCGATAAACTCGTCTTCGCTGACACCATACTGACTAAGCGCATTCATTATGTCCTCGTGCTCAAGCGCAAACTGAGTATTGGTACTGAACCATACCTTATGATTCTTGGTGGCATAGTTGATGTAAGGCGATGCCTCCAGATATGCCCAGATGTGGTTAGGAAGACCCCTTTCGTTGGGCATAAAGAAATAGACTGTGCCGTGGCGAAACATCGAGCGATGTCCGCTTTCCCAGAAGCCTTTGCAGCGTTCCTCGTCACGCTTCTGGATGAAAGTTTTCACTTCCTCTTCGGTCATTCCTTCTTCGGGCTGCTTGCCCTTTGCCTTGTAGCATATTCTGCCCACTCTTGCTATATGTTGTGCAAGAGTAGTCTGCTGCCACCATTCTACTTGTGGTTCGATGAATTTCATTATGGATGAATTTTAATTTGTTATTAAAAGATAGTGCATTCTCATATTTTCCGAAGTTTACTCAATACTCGTCGCTGCACCTTGTCACACAGACTTTCGAGCGAGCCGTTATTGAAGATTACTGCATCGTAGAAGAACAAGGACAGAAGATTGCGCTGTTGGTCGCGGTCTAAGCGTTCCTGCGACACCCCTCGGCGCAGTCGAGTTGCTTCCCATGCCGTCACACAAATCTTGAATAGCTCGATGTCGGGGAATTTCTCGCACAAGGCTTTCAGTCCGTCCTCGTCAATGACGTAAATAGCCTTGTCCGTCACCTGGTCGATGGTGGTCCAATACTCATAGCCGCCATACTGGGTGTATGCCAACATCTTGTCGTGCGGTACGTCGCACTTCTCTACAAAATAATGCTGCCAACCGTCAATTTCGCCTTCACGCTTCGGACGAGTGGTATAAGAACATATCACTTTATAGCCGCCCATGTCGGACAGCATCTGAGCCACAGTGTCCTTTCCTGCACCACTCGGACCAGTAATTGTTATCAGTTTCATATATTTTTTGTTTGAATTTTAACATTTGAGCAATCAGTAAACAATCAGTAGACATGAAGTAAATACGCATAGGCTTCACTTTTTGCGAAAATCGGGGCTTTTTTGCCGTTTTTCGAGTTTTTGATTTAACACTTGTGAAAAAGTGTTTTTATGTGATTACGACCCTTTAGCCATAGATTTCCTGCATATCCTCCCTCGAAAGTGTTACCTTGGCTCTTTTGCAAAACATGAAAAAAGTATTTGCTCTTACTCTTTCGTATTTTCCGAATGACTTCCAAGGAGCCACAAAGTCTGATTCACGGTGTCCGTGGTTGGCATCAAAGGGACGGAAACGAGAAACTCGCTTCCACATATCATAGCCTTCATTCGGATCGATACTGTATAAAGACATTCCGCATTTAACCCAGTCATCATAGTTTTCCATAATGTCAACAGCGTTCTGCTCTACCTTACGTACAAGGACACGCGCTTTGCGCAAGATGATGTCGGGTGTATCATTTTCCCAATCACCAGTATAACCCGACCTCTGACCTGACGACGTATTTTCGTAATGCGTAGCAACTTTAGTTACAGGAATTAGCGATGGCAACACAGCCATATCTTCCAGTCCCTTATACGGCACCACATTTTCATTGATATATATATGTTCGGGATCGTCCCAGGAGGCGAAGCGCACACGACCGATGTTGCTGCAAGCCTTGTCGAGCATGATGCCGATAGCGGCATATTCTTTGAGCAGAGCTTTGAACTGGTCTTTGTGTCTTTCGGGATAGGCCAGACGAACCAGACCGAAATAACCAGTACCAGAGCAAGACCGCATCATTAATCCTATCTCAGGACGAAAACGGGCAAGCTTAAATATACTTTCAAAATCAGTTATCTGAAGATTGTCCTGCAGATCAATGTCGATGGCGAGCCAGCCCGTGTGCTGTTTCAGGTGGCTCTCTCGTCGGCTAACCATGACACGCTGCCCTGGATGGGTCAGACTGTCATCCTCATAGAGAGCGAACAAGCCGCTAAGAGTGGCACCAGGTAACATCTTCTTGGTATTGATGTACTCAGGCATTTTCTTTGCCTTGCTGCCAAATTCCTGACGCATAGCACGAAGACGCTGCACATACGGCTTCCATCTATCCGTAAGACAGAACTCGCGGATGGTCATCTGCTGAATGCACTCACCCGTCTCGCGGTCTACGAAACGGCCATAAGCATCTTGGGCAGACTCATAAATAGAGCAAACTTCGTCAAACATATCTTAGTTATTATACTTAATACTTTCACTGCAAAATTAAGAAATAAAACCTAAATAACAAAATATCTGGGGTATTTTCTTGTGTATTTAAGATATATTAAAAGAAATTTAATCGAAATATCCCAGTTGTTTCACGTAATGATAGGTATTTTTGAGTGATGAGAAGGAGCATAAAATAAAATGAGACCAAAAAGAAGACTCTGGTCTCATTTCTGTATCAAAAAGTCCCATTTTTCAAAAATGAACCAAAAAGCAAAAGTCCACTCATCCTATTTTTCTCCTTTTTAGTCCCATGATTGTCTCACGATTATCACCCTGTTGCCCACTTATTTCTTGCTGTTACTTGCTTAATAATTAGCTTTTTATATTATTTTGGTCTCAAAATGATTATTTTTTTTATAAACTAATATGTGCATAAGAAATAAAATATTTATCTAAAAGATATAAAATACAGCAAAATTGGCTCAAATCTATCTTATGCTTTGCCCCATTTCAATCTTGTAAGTAACTTATTGTCTGATGTTTACGGCAAAGCCGTTAATGCTACTAACTTCTAAATTGGGGTTAGGGGCTTTTGATTTTAGGAGAATAAAAAAATTACCCAAAATTCTGATATAGTATGCTTAGGATTCATGAAAAATGCGACCAAAACCCTGAAATGAGACCAAAAATGCGAATAAAGTCCCAATAAATGAAACTGTTACACCACTACCCTACCCTGTCACATTCATATTTGCGAAATGCGACCAGATTATTCGGATTCCATATTGACTATCGTTTTATAGCCGTTCACACCTCACAGCGAAAGAGAAAAACACTGCGTTTCACAACGAAAAAAGACCACCACGTTTCACAACGGAGCGGTCTCATCAGAAAATACTAACTAATAAATAAGATAAAGAAAATAAAATTCGTAAACTTAGCCCTTGCCTTTCATAAACTGGTTGGCTTTTGTCATGCTGTCATAAAGATTACCACGGCCATACATGTCTATCTTTGCGTAGATAGGTTCATTCAGTCGGTCGAGGAGGGTCTTGACGGCTTGCATGAGAGCGGCTTGGCTGGCTGTGTTGTTAGCGATTACATTGTTGGCCGCTGGTGCGCCCAACAGAAGATTACCATTTTCTGCTGTAAAGCCCGCTGCTGCGTCCCCCATTGCGCTCGCAAGCTCGCCGACATTACCATTGTCAAATGCGCGTCTTGCTGCACGTCTGCCTGAATAGTTGCTGTCGTAGTTGACGAGAGCCTTGAGGAGTGCCGGATTGTTCATCATCATGGCGTGTGTCGTCTCACGACCGATTACTATCTCGGGTCCATTCTCTGCTACAAGAGAAGGCTGGCCATTGATGGTAGTAGCCCTTGGAGTAGTTATCATTTGCACGCCAGTTTTTTGCCTGCCGTCATCCTCTGTTGCCCAATAAATATCACCATTGTCGGCTACAAATGGCTTCAGGTCTTGCACGTTACCGCTGTCATACGTAAGCATACCTGAAACGAGCTGCGTGTTTTTAGATACAGAAGAAGATTTCTTACTGCTGCTGCTGAAAGCCGAATTAAGTGCCCACTGAAGCAAGCCCATCAGAGTAGCCATCACTCCTGCTGCAGCAATAGGACCAGCAATAGGACCTAAGAACTCAAAACACTTCGCCAGTGCTCCCGCGATAGAGAATGTCACCTCTTGGTTGGTGCGGGCCGCGTCCGAGTTTGCCACATCCTGATTGTTCTGTTTTTTAGCTGCAAGATTGGTGGTCATAGCCGTCTGGGTCATATCAAGAATGGCATTCTGCGCTATCTCCGTACTCTTACTTTGCTCTTTATTGCCGGCATCGGTGATGTCAGTTATATTCTTGACACCTTGATGGGTTTCTTTCTCTCTATCCTTAGCTCCCTTTTTAACCTCTTTGCTGAGTTCTTTTTGATGCTTCCTTTCTTTCTTGAGCTGCTTGGCTTTTTCCTTGTCGTCTCCAGTTTTCTTTGAAGAACCGCCAAGAGTGAAATTGGTATTCATCAAGTCACCCACAAGGCTGCCTCCGATACCGGCTACGGCATCGGACAGAGTAGTACCACCTGTAATAGCACCAGCAACGGCTGTTCCCGCTTGAGAGGCTGTATCAATACCGTAAGTCTCCTTGTTATAATCATGGATAGTACCGTTTGGATGACGTTTCTTCCATGCAGCAGGAGGCTCAGTATTTGCAAGATTGTTGCCGTTGGCATCAATATACTGACCTCCTACGACACGTACCCACATCGGGTTTTCAGCCGTGCCCAGGTTACGCCAATCCATATCAATGGTAGTAGCATTAGCATTAGCATTGGCTCTCGCTGCATCAATGCCAGGCTGTGCGTTTTTCTTGCCTTGTTTCGCTCCGGCATCATTGATGGCTTTCCACATTTGGGTGTTCACGTCATTTAGCGCCATATTAGCCCACGACTCAATCATAGACTTCAGGGCATTCTTGATGCTCTCCTGTGCGCTTGATACGTCAGACTCCATCATGGCGAAAGCCTTGCCTACCTCTGCACCGAAGGTTTCAATAGGCTGTACGAGCTGCTGCATCTGCGAAAGGCGGTTCTTCATCGCCGTCGCCATTTGGTTGGCATAAGCAAGTTCGGCCTCCTGGCGAGCCTTATCCGCCTCGTCTACCAACTGCTTGTTACGAGAGTTCTTCAGACAGAAGGCATAGTAATCTTCTGCCAGCTGCATCTTCAGCTTCAGTAGTTCTACCTCTGGGTCAGCGGTAAGGTCGGCAAGACCGAGGTTGGAAAGAAGGTTGGTCCGCTTGCCGAAGAGAGAACTTTCCTGCTGCATCTTGCGCAGCTTTGCCTGCTGATCGAGATTGCGTTTGTTGTTTTTCCAAAGAAAATCAGAAATCTTCTTGGCTTCATCGTATTCTTTTTTCTGTGCAGCTGTATATTCATCAACATATTGGATAAGCTTGTGATAGAATAGCTTTACATTCTGCTCAGTCTCGCCCATCAACGCAAGAAAGACAGAAGGCATCTGCATATAGTCTTTTCCAAATAAGAACTGAAGCAGCTTCTGCTTCTCCCCGTTTGTCTCAAAAAGTGCCGCCATTTGTGTGCGAGCCTTTTCCAAAACTTTTATAACATCAGCCCTATCTTTATTTAGCGTTTCAAGCGAAACGTCTGCAAAACGAGAATTTATTAATCCCAAGAAAGAATTTTGTTGAACTACGCCTGTGTAATCATGTTCAAGTAGCTCCTTCCGACGTTGCTCTATGCGTTTTTGAATCACATTGCTTGAATCGTTCTCTTTTGATGAAGCATTCAGCCACATTCGGTCAAGATAAGCACGGTCGCGTTCATCTGATTTATATCCGACAACTTGCCCTTTCTTAATTTTAGGCATTTGCTTTAATAAATCAGAACGAAGTTGTGCTACATTAGTATTCAATATGGCATCCTCAAGCATACGAGACTGAGATTGTCCAAACTCATCGTCTTTTTCCTTGCGATATTTGTCTATTGATTTTTTAAATTTATCCCAAGTTTTATTTCCAAGGACAATAGACTGCTGCGCAGCTGCAAGGGCAGCATCCATTTGTATTTGAATGTCATTAACTGCCTGTTCTTGTAATTCTTTCTCTACACCCTTCTTTGAAAGATCCTCAACAGTAGCTGTCATTTGGCGCTTATAGAAATTCTTTATCTTCGTAATAAACTCAGATATGTTGTTGCGAGCATCATCTTCAGGAGTAGTTGTGTTACCTCCACCACCGTTGCCGCCATAAACTTTTTGACCTACAGCCATTCCATCTCCTACATCAAGTTTAGCCCCAAACTTTTTCTGTAAGGCTTCTTCTTGTGCGTTTATTTCATCCAGTCTTGACTGAGCCTTATCTCGCTCGCGTTTCGCAGCCGCACGTTGTCCTGCCTGTCCGATTGCACCCTGTGCCTGCCCTGGCATCATAGCACCACCAGAGGTCTGAATATATCTTCCATTAGGAGCGTTCACGTGTGTATTTGCATACGCATCTTCTTTTTTCTGCAAATCAAGAATAGCATCCACTTTCTCACGACCCAATTCTGCCAACTTAGAACGAGCGCCCTCAAGTTCGTAGTAATCTTGTAGACGTTGAAAGTTTTTCTCCCATGCCTTAGTGTTTTCCTTAACAACACCCGTCTCTGTGTTAATTTTAGCGTTGAGGTTAGGAATAGCGCCATTCAATTTATTCATAGCTTCGAGGCGAAGATTCATTGACGCAGAAGTATCGTGCATAACATTATGCAGACGCTTCAACGATTCTTGTTCCTCCATAGCCTTACGCTTACCTTCTTCTTGTACTTCGTTAAGCACGCGCTGTCCTGCGGATAAACCGTTCAAAGAGGAAGAATATTCGGCAAGTTTTACGACCAATATACCCAATAATCCAATTAATCCTCCCATAATACCCGCCTGCTTGGCAAACGACAAGCCATTAAATGCAGCTTTAGTTTTGGCAACAACAGCCCCCAGAGACAACATACCTCCCTCTAATCCCTGAACATAAGTAAGCAGTTTTGCAAAGCCACCCGCTAATCCTGCCATACTAATCATGGTGATCAACGTAGGAAGTATGCTCAGTAGCATCTTTATAGAGGCAAAGAGCAGCGCTAACGCTACACGAACCTCTGTCATAAAACTCATACTGGTTGTAAGTTCCTTTACAACTTCAAACCAAGCTTTTGCTATATCACGAATAGGTCCCGAAGCCGCACTTGAAGAAACAAACTGTTTTTCAAGAAGGTTGTTAGCCCTCTCCATATACGCGGCTGCAGTTTCCTGCTGCATATTATACTCAACCGTAACAGCAGAACCTTCATTAAAAGCTTTATTAGACTCCTTTACCGCTTTAGTAAGCATACCATTCTTGGCAGCCATTGTTACCATAGTTTTTACCAAACGAGCGCCATCTGAGCCTAAGTCCTTAAATAAGCCATCAAGAGCAAAAAGGTTTTTAGTTTCGCCCATTCTGCGGAAAATGGTTAAGATTGCATCCATACCTCTTCCACTCTCGATCATCTTCTTCAAAGAACCAGAAGCTATACCGAGTGATTTTTCAATAGGGCTTGTACCTTTACGAAGCTCTACAACCAACTTTCCAAAAGCTGTTGCTGCAACTTCTGGCTCAAGGGCCATTGAGTCAACAGCCGCACCAAGAGCCAAAATATCTGGGGTTGTTAAAGCCGCCTGTTCGCCCAATGCAAGCATACGATTAGAGAAATCCACAATCTTTCCGCTTGTCGCTGTAGATGTAGATGCCAGTCGGAAAATCGCAGAGCCTGTTTTCAGCATAGCCTGCTCCACTCCATATTTATCCGCAAGACCCATCACCTCAGTAATCTTAGCAAGAGCCGTCAACGCTTCATCGCCCAAATCCTCTTTCAATGCGACGTTCACCTGGTCTGCGGCACGGACGAAGCCAGCTAAATTTTGAGTTGTAATACCAAGTTTAGCTCCCGCATAGGCCAAGTTGTTCAGTTCTTCTATGCTTGTACGGGTATCGATTTTAGCAAGTTCCTTTGATAAATTTGCTACTTCGTCAGTTGTAGATAAAGCGACCTTACGAATCTTAGTAAGCTGTTCGCTATACTTCATATTAAGACGAAACAAATCCATAAAGTACGTTTTAAGCTGATTGAACATCGCAAACAATCCGACATAAGCCGTGAGGTTCTTCAGTGCTGTCTGCCATGCGCTGCCATGCTTGTTGGCCGCACCCGTCGCCTCGTCGATGTTCTTCTTCAGCTCCTTCATCGACTTCTGCTTGTCGGCAAACTCCTTACTCTTGGTATTGATTTGGTTCAGTTCCTCTTCGAGTTGCTTGTAGGCACGGCGCAGTTCGTCGAGGGAGGCCTTACCCTGCTTGCTACGGGCGAGAATGTCGTTAAGGGCACTCTGCGACATACGGGTCCCCTTGAGGGTCTGTTCGAGCATGGAGTATTGGCGACGGAGGTCGGCCACATACTTGCTGCCAGCAGGGAGTTGCTGAATCTTCTGCTGTATCACTTCCATCGTGCGCTTGATGTCTTCGCCCGAAGCCTTGTTAGGTTCAGCCAATACCTGCTTCATCTGCTTCCAGCTCATTGATGCTTTCTGAGTCTTACCCGACACAGCCTCCAGCCGCTTCTCTATCTCCTGGAGCTCGCTGTTGTATTTTGCAATATCAGCCGAATTGCCTGTAGGTGTGTTGTCGCGAGCCTCAGTAAGCGTAGACTTGGCTCGGCGCAAATCAGATGCTGAAGCGTTTTGACTGGTTACAGTCTGATGTGCCTCTGCCACGCCCATTTTGCCCTTGCGTCTGTCCTCCTCGGCTTCAAGTTGCTTCAATGTGGCGAGATTCTGCTGATAGGACGCATCCGATTTTTGCAGCGAACCTACGAGGTCACGCTGTTGTTTGATGGCCTTGTCGAGCCATTGATCGGATTGGTTCTTTACATTATTCAAGCCATCGGCTATCTTGACATACTGACCTTCAATAAGGCGCATTTGATCGCCCACTTGCTTCATCTCGCTTCGTATCTGCTCTGCCTTCTTCAGGTCGGCATCCGAGCCGGTGAGCTTAGCAAGAGCCGACTTGCCCGAACCCATAGCACGACGCAGGTCACGAAGCTTAGTGTTGGTGAGGTCTTGCACCACCTCGCTCAATCGCTTCGTGTCCTCGATATTGTCACGCTGCACTTGCGACAACGCCTTCAATGTGCTCTCTGCCCTCTTACACTCAGCAGTGTTAGCCTGTCCTGCGGCAGTCATCTTCTGGATGTCGGCAGTATATTTCTGCACAAGATTGTCAATCTCTTCCAACACCTTCTTGGCTGTAGAGGCATTGGCCGTGATTACTACTTTTGCTAATTTTTGTGTTGCCATTGTTTTCTGTTTTTGTGTTGTTAGAGAGTGATATGGATGTCAGAATCCTCGAAAGCCTTAATCATCTGCGCTTCGCCCTGGTAACCATAGAAGTCAACGAGATAGTTTTGCATACGCGATTGCAGGTGTCGAAGCTCCATCATGATGGCAGGACGCTGAGAGCGACCCGCTCCATAACGTTTCCAGGAACGGACATAGCGGCGAGAGTAGTTGGCCTTTCGTGCGCTATCCACATCGTTGTACTTAGTACCGAGACCTACACCCATATCCACAAAGCGCATATAGTCGTTGTAGGTAAACTCATAGGTCCAGCCTTCGGGAGTGTCGTTCACAATCCTGCCTTGAAAAGAGTTTACGCCCACTCCCTCGGCGTGCCATTGTCCGCGTGCTCCACGGGCAGCGTTTATAGCCCGAAAGCCGCTGTAAATCTCCTTCGGGAAGATGCACTGCGTCTCGGTGTTAATCTTGAGCTGACGCAATACGTCGCCAAGATACCATTGTGCGGTGTCCTTGAAATCAAAGGCCGGGGCTTGTATTGGTTTTGGCATGATGTTTTACTTTTTATTATCATCCGTGTTTTCGTCTTCCGGCACGATATACTTGCCATTGCTGCCACACGCGAAGTTGTAAAGCGGTTGCAGGCTCTTCCAGTCCATGCCCACCACGAGCCATTGTCCGGCATAGATGTCGCCCACCATGCCGAAGGAGATGCTGCTGGTGTCGATGCTTTGCAACTCTGCCATCATTACGGCATCGTCGGCAAAACTGCGCTTTGTAACGGGACAGCGGCCTGTGCGCTTCACCTCGACGAGCCAGGCGATGAGGTCCTTGCAGTAGTCGGTGAGGTCGTTGGCCGTGCGTTCTATCTTGTTGCCGTCGTAACGGCCGAGGGTCTGCGGCGTGTCCTTCACTTTGGCGAGAAACCACACCTGGTGAGAGACCGATGCCTTCTTTGCGTCAACGAGTTCGCCGGTGGTTAGTACGCTGTATAGCATACACGGCGAGTGAACGATGTTGGCGTTTCGGGAGAAGATGTTCTCAAGGTCGATGTAGCGGATGCGGAAGAAGCTCTGGTCTTCGAGGCGCTTGCTTTCGGGGTTATGAGACAGGGGCTTGTAGATGGAAGCCCAATGCTCAAGAATGTTGCTTATTGTTGCCATACTCTTTTCACTTTATTAGGGTTGCCGGGCGGCGAACCGCCCATGCTGCTATATGACTATTCGGGGTCGGGGGATTTTGATTTTTCCATTTCCTCATCATCCCGCATGAGTTCCTTCAACTTGATATTGAAGTGTCGCTCGGTCTTGTCGGCTACTATCTTCTGCATCACTCTCGCCCACCCCGCTCCGTTGCAGGTGCTTTCGTTCTCAAGTATGCTGACAAACTGGACTCCGCAGTAAAGGGCGGCGAGATAGTTGGCAAGGTGGAGCGGATTCATATAGTCGAGTACGATGGTGTCGATGGCGGTGGCGAGGAAAATGGCGAAGATGAGGACGGAGAAGTCCTGCACCATCTTGGTCATCTTCTTGGATTTCAGTTTGCCGTCCATCTGGCATTTGGGGTTCTTCTTGATAGCCTCACGATACCGGCTGTAGATACGGCGGTTGAGCCGCCATGCCGTGTAGCAATCCAGTAGAAGGGCGAAGAAGCATACACCGATGTAGTTGAGTGAGGGTTCGATGTAGCACCACAGCAGACCTATTGCGGCTGCTATGAATCGGGTAATGTTGGGTAAGATCGTTTGCATTGTTGTGTTTGATTTTTAATGTGTGAAGTAAATGTGAAGTGTTATCCTGTTTTGATTAAGATACGATGCAAAGGTAACGAAAAGCGAAAAAACGGGTGGGACATATTATTTCGCCATGGGGACAGGCAGCGAGGCTTGTCCCAATCGTTTTTGGACGATTTCGTAACTTTGCCGACGTAACAAACAACATAAACAAGATGAGTCAGATAACACAAGGCACATTGACACGCATCGACAAATGGTTGGCGCAAGGCATCAGTATCGAGACGATGTTCCCGAACCTGGAGCAGCGCTATCGTATGCAGATATGTGCGGAATATTACAAGAGGTGGGTACAGAACAAGGATATTGACCCGCGTACCACCTGTCGCAACATTGCCCGGCGTGACTATGAGTTGTTCATCAACCAAGCCGCACAGGGCAACAAGGAGGCTGTGGCGATGATTCAGGCGCTGGGCATCACGGTGGATGACGAGGGCAATGTGAGAAATCGCACCATCACGGAACTCAACAACGACGTGGCGGTGTGCAATCACATCATCCGCTTCTTCACCACCGACGAGAGTCCGCGCCACAAGGCCATGTACCTCAATTCGGCAGAATGGTTGATACGCACGGGCAAGCAGCAGAACAACGACCGTGCCGTGGATAAGGGTATGCAGGCCTTGGCCAACATATACGGCAACTTCATCGAGGAGAAGGACGCTACGGACGAGATGCCGGACATGAGCCGCATTGCCATCACGCAGGACGTGAGCATCGTGAAGCGCGACCGCATCAACTACACCGAGGAGGAGAAGCTTCGTCTGGCCCGCAAGTATGGTCTTACGGCAAAGGATATGCGGGATATAGCCGAAGAGGAATCCCTGCAGTCTGTTGGCAAAGAGAATGAACCCGACTACTTCGAGTACATGGAGAAGAAAGACGAGGAGGAGGACGTGATTAGACACGGGTACATGAAAGAAAGCGAAATGACGGATTCCGAAACGACGGATGAGTGAAAACGAAACAGAAGTATCTGTTTGATGCAAACATAAGTATCTGTTTGATGCAAACATAAGTATCTGTTTGATATAAACAATGGGCATCGTTTGAAAAACAACTTGCCGACACTTTTCATCGAATGTGTCGGCACATTGAAACGAAAGTGTTAGCCCTTTTCATCAAAAGTGTTAGCCCTTTGCATCGAAAGTGTTAGCACATGGGGAAAACGGAGAAACGGTTGATTTCATCAAAAGAGTCGGCTGATTTCGCCAAAAGAGTCGAACCTCGGCAAATATATAGTGCATAAATGCGCTATAAAAACACTATAAAAAGACTATAAAAAATATGTTTAACGAACAACTGAAGAAAAAGGTAAAACAGTCGATAAAACTCCTGCAGAGTGTGCAGAAGCGATACGACGGCGAGATAGAGATAGCCTATTCGGGCGGTAAGGACTCCGACGTGATCCTTCAGCTGGCGAAAGAGGCAGGCATCAGGTATCGGGCCATATACAAGAATACGACCATCGACCCGCCAGGCACGTTGGGACACGTCAGAGAGAGGGGCGTGGAGATACTGCGGGCCAAGACATCCTTCTTTCATCTCGTGGCACAGAAAGGATTTCCATCTCGCTTTACTCGTTTCTGTTGTGAAGAACTGAAGGAATACAAGGTGCTCAACAAAAGTATTATCGGCGTGCGCAAGGCTGAGAGCCGGAAACGAAACGAAAGATACAACGAGCCGACAGAGTGCCGATACTTCGGAAAGAAGAAAGAGGAAAATCACGTAGAACAGATTTATCCTATTCTGGAATGGACCGATGAGGACGTGCGTGACTTCATCATAGACAGAAAGTTGAAACTCGCACCCATTTATTACAATTCGGGGGGGGCAAATCGACGTGTCGAAACGTCTTGGCTGTATGTGCTGTCCTCTTGCCTCAAGGCGCAAGCGCATTATCGAGTTTCAGAAATATCCCAAGATAGCAAAGGCGTATCTCCGTGCGGGGCAACGATTTATGGAAACGCATCCTGACAGCAAGGCGTGCCAGAGGTACGACAATGTTTACGAATGGTTCGTTCGCGACGTATTTTACAGCTCCAATGCAGATTGGAGCAAGGTAAGCACAGGGCTGTTCGGTAAGCCGGACTTCAAGAAATTCTTGGAGGACAAGTTCGGTATTGACTTGACATTATAAACAACACAAAACAATAACGATATGGCAAAGATTATTTATTTCGGGACAGAAGGCAACGGGCGGGCAGGACACTACCCTATGGGTATCGACAAATACCTTACCCTCGAAGAATGCAAAATATGGACTGAATGTGACAACGAGACGTGGATCAATAACATCTACAAGAATCCCGGTCGTCACTTGATAAAACATCACGGTGTTGTATATACCAACTATGCCGTGCCGTTCTCCGTAGATGATGAAAGGGGTGGGTCGCATACTGAAGTATTTTGGGAAGGAATACACTCCGAGGAGGAAATGATAGAGCTTATTAAAAGCAACACTTTCTTGAAAAAACAATTCAAAATGTAAGCGACAATGATAACAATAAAAATCAAGACATGGAAGGACTGGAAGAAGGACTTCATCGATTGGGTAAAGGAGCCAGGGCGCAAGACGTGCAAGGAGTATGTGGACTATATGGAGGCTTTACAAAAACAGACTCTCTACCAAATAATAGAGGACACTTGTGATAAATACAACAATATGCGTGAGGATCAAATCAAAGACATCACAGAAGCAGTAGAAAAATGCGTGGCTGCTTGTGCTGAAGAAGCTCGCAAGTTAATCGATGAATGTCAGCCCGCAAAATTCTTCTAAGACTGGAACATTCATTATAAGCAACAAAAACTCTACACAACATGAATAACAACATAAAAAGAAAGGACTGGGTAGGCGGCTCGGCTGCTGTATTCAAGACGTTGGGCGCGAGCAATCATACGGATGCGGATAGACAGCGTGAGGATTACTATGCCACTGAGCCGAAGGCTACGGAATGGCTGTGCAAGCTGGAGAGGTTTGAGGGCAGGATTCTTGAGCCTTCGTGTGGCGAGGGCCACATGAGTAGAGTATTGGAGGCAGCAGGGTATGACGTGGTGAGCCGCGACCTTGTGGATAGAGGGTACGGTGAGGTTGCCGCCTTTCTCTCTATTGACAATATGGAGTGGGATGGCAATATCGTTACCAATCCTCCATACAAATATGCGCAGCAGTTTGTGGAGAAGGCTCTGAGCATCATCCCCGAAGGAAAGAAGGTGGCGATGTTCCTGAAGCTGACTTTCCTCGAAGGCAAGGGTCGACGCGCTCTCTTCCGTTCTACTCCCCCCATTCGTGTTTGGGTAAGTTCATCACGACTGAAATGCGCCATGAATGGCGACTTCGAGGCTTACGGCAGCAGCGCCGCGGCTTACGCATGGTTCGTGTGGGAGAAAGGATATAAGGGCGAGACAACTGTAAAATGGTTTAACTGACGGAAAATAGAACAACTAACAACAATACAAAAACAATACATGAGCAACAAACGACACAAATACTTCAACAAGGTTCCACCATTTAAGCCGGACCCTGAACACTATACTCGCAAGCAGCACTCTTGGAAGGCAAAGGAGACCTACGAGACCGAGGATGATGCGTGGGAATATCTCAATCAGAACCCGAAGCTCAAAGCAGAGGGCATGACGGTGTATCGGTGCAGGACGTGCAACAAATGGCACATAGGACATAAGACGCACAGCGAATAAGCAACACAACACAAAATCAGGATAACACAATGCAGCAAGCACACAACATATACTTAACCAAATTCCAGCAGCAGTCACTATACATGGGAGCCAAGGATGAGCGAGTGATTGCTGCCCGTCGTGTGGGTAAGACCGACGGATTGGTGGCTCCTTACGTCTGGACGGCAAGCAACTCCATGCCTGGTATGCTCGGCGCATGGGTGGCTGTGTCACGTCAGCAGGGCTTCGGCAAGACCATTCCGAGTACGATGGCAGCCATGGAGCGTATGTTCGGCTTTACGCAGGGCATTCACTTCGGTTGGGGCCGACCGCCGAAACACGCTCGCGAGAGTATCTTCAAACCCAAGAACTACGACAACTACATTTGGTTGGCCAATGGTGCCGGATGGGTGCTTATCTCTCTCTCGCAGACCGCCTCTGCCAACTCTTACACCTTCTCGGCCATGGTGGGCGACGAGGCGAGATTCTTTCCTTATAAGAAAGTGACCGACGAGTTGATGCCGGCTCTTTCAGGACAGACGCACCCCTTGGGCGACATCAACTTCTCCGACCACAACCCGATGTATAAAAGTACGCGCTTTCTCTCGGATGCCTCGCTCACAGCCAAAGGTTCGTGGTTGGAGAAAGAGGAGGAGAAACTGGACTTGACGGTGGAGACGGGTCCATACAAGGGCCATACCTACCGATGGGTGCAGGAGCAGTTGGAAGATTACGCCAACAAGGTGATACGCTACAACGACCTGCTGTATAACGCCAAGAAGACCAGTCACTCGGTTCGTGTGGTGCCGAAGGAGTTGCGCACGATGATCCGTGCCGTGGCTCTGAAGATGATGAAGCATGAAGGACAATTCCGCATTATGCCCAACCATGGCCAACACGTCACGAAGGGCATGGTGGAGATGGCGGTCAACTATAAGCTCATTCCGCAGGATGATGCCGAACTGATTTACGATTACGAATACCTGATTACGCCGGAAGAGGATTTCGAGATGCAGATGTTCCTGCGGTCGAAGAAATTCTCTGAAAACTATCTGCGTGAGCTGCGCCGTGTGGCTTTCTGTGTGCGCCGTGCGTCATCGCTCGACAATGTGGACATTCTGGGTGAAGACTATATCCGTCAGATGAAGCGAGATCTTCCACCCTACACTTTCGCCGTTTCAATTCTGAATGTAAAGATTCAAAAAAGTAATGACGGCTTTTACTCCAACCTCGACATCGATCATGTCCACGGATATATCCCCGACGAGATAGACCCTTTATCGTCTGCAAAATTCACTACGCAAAAGGTATCGGGCATCATCGGTGGAAAGAAAGTCACGAGCGAGAGTTATCAACCCGACTTCAAGGAGTTGGGCGAGCGCAACGACTGCCGCCAGGACTCCGACTGCATCAACTCCCTTCCTTTATATATAGCCCTCGACTATAATGCCAATATCAATACGTTGGTGGTCGGGCAGATGTATGAGCGTGACGGCATGGAATGTCTGAACGTCATCAAGAGTTTCTATGTGAAGAACGAGCGCAAGCTGCGTGATGTGATAGCCGATTTCTCCGACTATTACGCACCGAAGCGAGCCATCAACCGTGACGTGACGTATTTCTATGATGCCACGGCAAAGCAGGGAGCGTCGTATGCTTCGTCGGACGAGCGATTCTACATGACCGTGATTGAAGAGTTGGAGAAGCGAGGTTGGAACGTGACGGCCATAGATATGGGTGCTCCCGAAAAGCACGAGGTGAAGCACAAGATTATCAACGACGGCTTGGCTCACCTCTCCTACCCTGCCATCCGCATCAACCAGCCGAACAACCCCGACCTTATCATTGCCATGCAGCTCTGCGAGGTGCAGATTTCATACAAGGGATTCCACAAAGACAAAAGCCAAGAGAAGAAGCCTGAGAGCGAAGATTCGCTGCCCCTGGAACAAAGAACGGATTTTACGGATGCCTTCGATACGCTGTACTTAGGTTGCAAGTTCTTCCGAGTCTGTGGCGGTTGGTTTGTGCTGCCGAGTGGCAGATAAGGGATTTTTTGAGTTTCGATATTTGAATAGAAAGGCGAAGGGCAGGCGTTATCACAACGGCTGCCCTTCTTTTTGTAAAATAATGAATAAATGTGCAATCTTTTGATATAATATGATTAGATATTACTTATTTCTTTGTTTACCATGACGATATTTGTGCGTCTTAAAAAGAGGACGAGTAAGTCTTGCGGAGACTGAGTAATAAGACGGAGTATTGAATACCTCTGCTTTAAATCTTACCGTATAGCCCACCTTTTTTATATAACCGTTGATGTGCTTCACATCCTCCATCGTGAGGGTCGCCATTTTGTATGTCCCTCGTAGATGCAAAGACGCATACCTGCCGATAAGATTACAGAAATCCATCGAATAGTCACTATATGGCATCGGCAAAGTATCGTCTGCCACATAGAGAACATCAATGTTATTCGACTCGTGTACCAAGAAAGCGTAACACATGACCGTCTTCCCTTTCTCACAGGGACTTTTTAAAATGGCAATAATATACGTTCCAGGATGTTCGGAATCTAAAAACTTGTAATAAATGCCGTTAGCAGCATCATAACGGTCGCGATCTCCGAGGGCAGCACTCCCCATGCTAAACTCTATATGCTTGTTCCTCTCAGCACCACTGCCCTTTACGGACAACTTGTTTATGCGCTGTTCCAGCTCTTTAATGCTCTTAGCGTGCTCGTCGAGCGTGTCTATTACAGACCCCATATTGTCCATCAATGCCTGCAATAGTTTTTCTTTTAATTGTTTACACATGTCTTTTATGTTTAAAATTCACTCTTTTTCTTCCTTCAGCATTACAAGAATACTGGCAGTCTGCGCCACACGCCTCCGTTAGGCTTAAACTCCTCCTGCCATTCCCGATATTCCACTTCAAACTTTGTACCAAAGAAAGCCAAACCTTTGAGATGTAGGCTCTCGATGAATTTCTCCTGCTCCTCACGAGGCATAAAGTCGTTAGGCATGAGGATGATGCGATTGCTACGGGCATGGGTGATGAACCCTGACGCAAAATCTCGATTCGTAAGCATCTTCTTAATCGCCACATAGTCGCACTTGTTTTTAGGCGAAAAGTTTATACCATTCACATAGGTAAAGAGTTGATCATAGTGGACCATTACTTCCTCGTTGAGAAACATCCATCTACCAGAAGTGTAGATATAGAGCTGCTTGATGTTTGGATAATCATGGCGCAGGTGTGAGCATATATCTATGATACCAGTCACATAGAATGGGTCTCCACCAGTGAGCATAACGGTATGTGCAGCCTTCAGCTCCTCTACGGTAGCCACAGGAACCGTATCGAGGTCGTACTGATTGTTGCAGCACAGGAGACAGGAGTTAGTACATGTACGGTTAATCATCAAGTGTATAGCTCCCTTATCGGAGCCCGGCTCGTCTGTATATTTACGTTTTGCTGTCATTAACTTTTTCATATCTATATCTATTAGTTTTATTACTCCTAACAATATATAAGGCTTTTGCCCTTACAGGGCGCATTGCCGATTGCCATTATACCCAGGGCGATGCCATGGGCTAAGGGCTTCTGCCCATTCATGGCGGACTGATTATATGACCTTTGCCTTCAGGGCGTGCTGCTTCTGGAGCTGCCCGATGGGCTGTCAGATGCTTCTTGTCTATCCTGCTGTTCCTTTACCGCACTGGACGCAGGCTTCTCATAAATATCGAACTTGCGTATGGTTGGACACCAACTGAGACCGACGGCGTGCAGCGCATTGTCTATTGTGATTTCAGTCGCAAGATCGGCTGGAATGATAGACAGAGGAACACCATCTTGGCAGAGGAGGTCGAGATAGATACATGGACCAAAGTATATGCCGTCATTAAAACCAATAAAGGTACTGCTGCCCTCTAAACCATCAACGTCTTTGTTTTTCTTTACCATGGAATGCAGGTGGATGGTTCTGCTCTCCACATCGTAGCAGTTGAAGATAGCTGCATAAGAAGCCAGTCCGCAGCCAGGCCTTGCGTAGGTAAGCTCTACGTACTGACCAGTCTTGAATGCCGGAAGGAGCTTATAACCTTTACGACTGGAGAAAAGACGACCCGTAAACTTTTCTATTTTACGGTAAAGCTCTCGGGTGTCTTCTTCGTTGAGCTTGCTGTAGCTATTGACGGAAATCTTACACTTTTCGCCATCCGAGGTCTTGGGGCATTCCTCTATACTCTGAATTTCTGAATATCTGTCCTCAAATACTTCCACCAGCGGAGTAAAGGTGTTATAATCATCATTGTTTACCTTATCGACAATAAAGAATGGGCCGTCGTATTCGTAAGGACGTCTCACTACCGTGCCCTTGCGCCATGTAAGCACGTCCCATTTCGCTTTACTTGGATTAGAATGTATCACGCAGTCGGAACCTAAAAGGTCTGAGATTTCGATGTTTCCTACCTTGAGTTTCAGACAGCCCTCCTTATTGAACGTAAGGTAGGCGGTCTTTGGGTCGGCTTTTTTATCGGCGATGGCACAGAAAATCTCGTCATCCGTCACGTCTATCAACGTCATCCAACCGCACAGGTCGCACCACACTTGCATTCCTACCCTGCCGTATTGAAACAGAACCTCCTTCACGTTCTCTAAATTTCTCTGGCTCATAATATATACATTTAATAAATTGATTAAACATTCTGCGCTCTTTACTGGTCGCTGTCCGAACATGAAAACCAGTCCACGAGCCGCTACATAGCATTCAACTCATCCCATTTCTTCTTCATCACTCATCGGCGGGAAAGCTGACCTGGGCATCTGCCATTCTTTTCTTGCAGATCACGCCAAGGCCTTCAATGACACCCAAACATGAGCTACAATCCAAACAGTAAGCATAGCCAATCATGGCGCTAACGGTATTGTATGGGCATTTCTCCCCCTTTATCGCATAAAGGTGTTTGTCCTCCATAAAGGCGTGGATTTCTTTTTTTAACCCATTCAGTATTTTGTTCTCTCTTTCCAGCTCGTCGCAATGGTCGCGCATCTGCTGCATCTCAACAAGCGACTGCCTTGACTCGCGCTCCTCCTTACTGCCCAACTGGTGAGCGACATCGTTGTAATCATCCGTGAGCTTATGCACAAGCTGCTCAAGTTCTCCGTTCTTTCTTTCCAGCTCATCACAATGGTCGCGCATCTTCATCATCTCGCCAAGCGTCTGCTTGGAAGAGTTTTCATCCTTGCGTGCCTCCAGTCCATGCTGTTGGCGCACGGCATCGTTGTAATCGTCCATGAGCTGATGCACACGTTGCGTCATCTCAATGTTCTCTGCCTTCAAGTCGGCTACGATATAGGAAAGAGCCAACATGCGTTTGTTTTCTTCTGTTGTCATTGTTTCTTGGGTTTTATGTTTGTTATTCATATTCATATACTATATGCGGTGTGGTATTGCCCAGTCCGTCGCGAGGGTCGGCAATACCTCTCCCGACCATTGTCGTCACGGCATTGGCTATCTGCTTGCGCGGTCGGTACTTTACGAGACCCTTACCATCCTTGCCGGAACGTACCCATCCGATGTAATACCTGTCAATCATCGGTCTGTGGTATGGTCAGATACATTCGTTCATTAGCCTTGCACGACTCCCCTTGCATACTACCTGCCTCTAACCCTGCTTTCTTTAGAGCTTCATCACGCTCATGCTCCAGTTTTATGCAATATTCAGTCAGACGATTGTATTCTTTCTGCAAGGCGTTGAAAACCTCGCGCAACTGCTGGGGAGTGTGAGCTTCTGAATCTAATGGCACAAGACGCTGCTTTCTCTTATCCCATCTTTTCCCGATTCTCTCCACGGCATTGTTGAGAAGTTTTTCTTCCGTAGGTGTGGCGTATCTCAGCTCGATGCTTACTTCTTCTGCGCACGTTCCGCAAAGATCCAAAAAAGTGAAAGAGGTTATCTCGTCGCTGTTTTTGCATAAGCAGGCGTATGTTCTTATCTTGGGACAAGAATCTATAAATTCCACTTCACTGAAAATCACAATGTAGGTTAGGATATTGCCATCTTTATTCTTAATATCCATTGCCACGATGTCGCCCGGCTGGAAGTTGAGTACGTTCCAACTTCGGTAAAGATGCGAGAGAAACAGCATACACTCTCCTCTTTCAAAGTTCGCTAAACGCCCATTGCAACGAAAAAGAATGTCGTAGGCATCATGCTCGTCAGGAAGGAAGAGACTCACCACAATGCCCGAAGCGTTTGTTTCTTTCACATTCAGATAGCCAAACAAAGGTGAGTAAAGCGTGTCACCTTCATTCAAGCCGTAGAGGAAGGCTGCCATTTTTTTCGTTCTCGAAAAATTTAGCTTTTATCTCAGGAATGCTTCTTGTTGCTTTTTGTTTCATAATGTCTCTATTTAAAATTATTACTCATATTCTATCAATACAATGGTGTGCTGTCCGTGATCATCACGGAGCCCTGCCCAGTCCCAGTATTTGGTGGTAAGTGCGGTGGAATACCCCCCCGACGTGGGCAGAGCTGCGATGTGCGTTGCACGAAAGGGATTATATTAGTTTCCATATCAATACTTATTCATACGTTATCAATACCATATTATCTTTGCCAACTGAGGTGAGAGTGTTTGTTGTACCTCCAGCGTTTATCTCCATTCGCTGACAGAAGCGTCCGTTGGAGGGATGCTTGCGGTCGGACGGATTGTCGGGGTCACGACCTCGGAAGGCTACTATGCGAAAGTGTAGCATAGGAGGTTGTCTTTTGTTACTGTTGTTATCGAATTGCTCCACGGCCACGGACTGGGACGGTGATACTTATCGCCGTATCTGCATCCTCCCCGGTCGCCATGCTCACGGCGGAAGGCTTGGGCTTCCTCGGTGCGGTAGTGGACGAGGACGGAACGATTAATCATATTCTATCAATATTTTCGGTTTATCCACATCGTGACCCTTACCTCCCCCGGCTATGCACAAGGCTATGCCATGTGGCGACACGATGATGCCGTTCTGCGAGGGGCTGTAGGAGCCGAGGATGATGGGGCGAGGGGTGTTCATTTCTTCCTCTTCACATTCTCCTTGAACAATTCCTCGAAGCCTTCGCAAGGAAATGTATGACATTCGCTAAAACTTGCGAAGTCACTGTTCAATACATCTCGCTCGTTCTCGATGCAATCGCGCAGTTCGTCCAAATCCCTCTCCCATCCGTTGAGAGTGTTCATGCGCAGCGTGAGCCATGTCTTGAGGAACATCGCAGCCTCATGTGTCGGTGGCAGGTCAACTGAAAGGAAAAGGGCGCTGTCAGAGTCGTTTGCCTTGAGGAACTTGCTCACGGCATCGTCCTTGAGGAAATAGCGGTCGGACACTTCCTCTTCGAGCACATCCTCCAGTCGAGTACGCAGCTCGAAAGGTTCGGGAAACTGATAGTCGAAGGCTACGTCACGGCGCATGGAGAGGCAGAACACACGGTCGCGGTTTTGGGGCACACCGTAGTTCTTGGCGTTGAGTCGCGCCCAACGGCTCACATATCCGAGCGACGAGAGCTTGTCGAGCCACTTCTGAAAGTCGGGCATGAACTTCTGGCTTACCAGTGCCGCCACGTTCTCCTGCAAGAGATACTTCGGGCGAAGCACCTCTACGGCATCCGCCACACGCCAAAGCAGTGCGCTTCGGGTGCCGCTGCCCTCCTGCAAGCCCATCTGCTTGCCAGCCTGACTGATGTCCTGGCAGGGCGAGGAATAGGTGAAGAGGTCCACTTCGCGGCCTTCGAGCGAGTCTTTCACCTCGTGCCAGTCAATCTTTGTGATGTCGCCCAGGGCGCAGTCGGCAAACTGAGGGAAGACGAGGTTGTGCATCTGACAGGCGTATTTGTCGATGTCGCTCCATCCTATACATGTCCATCGGAAGTCGGGATGCCACTCGCGGAGCACATCGGCTGCCATGAGCTGCGAGTCGTAGCCGGAGAACGTGGTAAGGAATATCTTCTCCTCGTTCTTGTCGGCTGCGGTGGGCGGCAAAGCGGGTAATGTGTCTTCGAGGTCGTCGAAGAGTGAGAGCTGCTCACCAGGACGTGGCTTTGGTGGTGCTGGGTAGAAAAGATTTTGATATAGATATGCTAACACATCTATACAAATGCTGTTTCCAGCTTGCTTGTACTGCTGTGAGGCAGAAATAGCCATGTCTTCGGGCTTTCCCTTGCCCTTCCAGTCGGGTAGTCGTTCGGCTGCCTGGGCATTGCTGCTCTGCATCGTGCCGATTACGTTGTCGCGAACGCCCATCAAGCGGAAACACTCCTTTGGCGTGAGCTTGCGGATGGCATAGCTCTTGATGGTGCGGTCAGTGAAGTTGAGTTTTGTGATCATATAGTTGCTGTTATTTGTATTCTATCAAAATTCCTGGAGCATGATTATCGGTCTTGATACATCTATTAATACCTTCTAACGGAGGTCTTTTATAGTCAGGAGAAACATTCCAATAAATGCTCGATATAGCATGAGCGTGATAGTCTATTGTGATGTTATTCATATTACCCTTTTTCTACTAATTCCCATGTCTTTTCATCATGAGAGAAATAGACGGTATAGGAAAGCTCGCAACATCTCTTGGCTGTCCACACTTCATGCAACATTTCTCTCGTATAGAAGCAACGCTCCATAAGGTACGCCAATGCCTTAAACTGGTCTTGAGTAAGAAAGACCTCCTGCTCGCCGCAAGTGATACCTACATTATCAGTAATGGTAGAATAGAACAGCTTTACGTCCTCTTCCTTTCCTGTGTCCTCGTTCTTTACGATTATCTGTTCTGTATTGAAACTCATATTTCGCTTCTCCTTTTATTTATAATTCAACAAACACGCATATTCCGCCACTTGCTGCGGTCAGTGCATTTACGAGCTTACCTCCTCCGACTGTGCGACTGCGCCTCAGAGCCGAAGACGGATAGCTTAGGTCGGCGGCTCCAGGACAGGGACATTCGGTGTAGCCCTGCTCGGTGGCTTGGCGTATGCGAAGGAACGTCTCACCCTTGCAGTCCACCAACTGAAGGAACGGTCGGTCGGCGGTGGAGTAGATGCGGTAGAGCGATCCGTCGGGATAGCGGCCATACAGTTTGCCGTCCTTGCGGATAGTGCCGCGCTTGTAGTGAGGGTCAGTCATATTCAATCATTATACAGTGAGGGCATTTGTAGTCGGTGGCTCGAAGAGCGGGAGAGAAGTTACCCCCCCCATCCTCGATATTCGAGCCGATGGCTAACGGGATGCACGGAAATGTAGATGTGGGTCATTATTCAAAATATCAATCATTCATCCGCTTCTGTTTTTGTCCTTCCTTGCAAACTATCTTGCCTCTGTCCCCCAGTCGGAGGCAGAAAAACTCGCAGTTCCAACACGCGATACTATCCACTCTTACTGTTTCGGGATTTTCTTTGCAGAATGGCTCTCCAGTCTCCACCATATCGTGAGGACATTCGGTGTTCTTGACGAGAGTGAATCCTTTTTCCTCAAGCAAGTCGATAAGTGTGCTGCGCTCTTTCTTTAAGCTCACGTTCTCGCTTCGCAATTTGGCAAGCTCTTTTCTGAGGTTGTCAGTCTCACGCCCTTGCGCCATATTAGCGTTATAGACGTTGGAGTAAGCTTTATGCAATTTCGTGAAATTAGTCGTTATCTTGTCCAGTTCCAATAACACATCCTTATGCTTTTCTTCCAGATTGCGGAGCTTTTTTGCTATCCTATTATTGTCTCTGGCAAGACGATGTATTCGTTGTTCCATCGCCACATTTTCGGCTACCAATTCTCCATAACGTCTTGCATAGGCAACACGATTACTAAAATTCTTATGTTTCATTGTTTCTATGTATTGTGGTTTGTTCTTGTTTCTTTCAAGTGATATTCGTAAGAGCCCCGCACATTCATCTCGCCCCTTTCAATCTTCCAGTAGAGCCCTGCCACGCGCAAGCTCTGCACAAAGGTGTTGTAGTCTGGGTCTACGATATAGGGAGAAATGTTCTCTGTCTCAAGGACAACGCAGCGAGGGTCGCGGTCGAAGTTGACGCATAATGGCTTGTTGCCGAGAAAAACACGGAATTTGAATATGCCGCGAGGGTCACTGACATGCAGATTATAATGCCCTTTTCCGCTTATCCAAAGGTAGGCATAACAATATAGCATTTCCCCTTCGGCATCGTACCGCTTGGCGCATAAAATGCAAGTTTCAGAGCTGTGGAGCGAGGAGATTGCGTAAAAACGTCCATCCTCGATATGGTTAAGCATGAACTCGCGACGCTCTTTCGGAGTGAGGAGCACGGGAGGCTCCGGCAGCCATGTACGTTTTTCCTGCTGTTGACATCCATCCTTTTGCTTTACATCCCTCCAGGCAAGATAAATCTTGTACAGCAGCCAAATGTGAAAAACGATGAACGCGACAACTGCTATCGCGTTCATTATGCGCAAAAAGAGAAAAACTATGCTGTCATATCTCAATAAAATTGTTTCCATTGTTCTCTATTCTATTATTACAAAAAGTTCATTCGTCCGCTTCCACTACCTTCAACCCATGCCTTGCGGCCGTTGCCTCGCGTCGTGCTGACCGCTGTGTCTCGCTGTCGTAGCAGATGACGTGAGGGTCGCCTAATGGGTCGGCAAAGTAGTTGCACTGGCGTATCATAGCATGTTTCTGAGCCGAAGCCTTGTATGATAGCGGAATGGTGGGAACACGAAGGCGGGTCTTGCGCTCCAGTCCGTAGAAAGCACGCAGGCGCTCCTTGTGCCATAACTCCTTGCACTGCTCGCTCTTCTTGCGCAACATTCGCTTGTATTTCCGCGGATTGTTGGCTTTGAGTTGCTTTACTGGGCAGAAGCCTGCGGCATGGCGTCGGCGTATGGCTTCTATACAAGCCTCGGAGGGTGCCTTACCACGGAGCGAGTCGTAATAGCCGCTGCGCTCACAAATCTTCTTCGTATCCTTGGCTTGCTGCTTGCGGATGGCCTTCATGTCCTTCTCAAGCCCTAACTCGCGCTTGAAGCGTTGCAGGGTGGAAAAGCCGATGCCGAACCACGTCATCATGCGGCGGTTGGAGTTCTTGGGGAAGAGCTTGCAGAAACGCTCCTTCAGCTCGCCTTCAAGGTAATACTCATCTTTGCCAGCTTTGTATTTCGGTCGCGTAGGTATCTGCCACTTGGCTGGAGTGGTGGGCTTGTTGGGTGTCTTGGTGTTGTTAAAGCTCATAGGTATTGGAATTTTATCTCTTTCTTCGCTTCGCCTTGCGTCGTTCTTGCAAATTGTACTGCACCAGTGGCGTAATGGTAAATGATGGCGACCCATCGGGCATGATAAAACGGACAACCCTCTTTATATTGCCTTCAAGAAAATCGTCTATAGTATCCACTACAGCGCTGAGAATCTCGATTTGCGATTTCTTCTCACCAGTCTGCTGCTCATACAAATAACGGATATATTCCGAATTAACGGTCACGATGTATTGTCTTCCTTTATGTATCTTCATTGTCCTCTATATTTTTGTGAATACAGTTATTTGAATTTTATGATGAAGAACTCGGTATCGAGCCACTTGTCGGGACATAAGCCCTTCTTTGGCTTACCGATAGTGATGCTTTCTATCTCCTTTTCTACCTTTGGACTATCGTCATAGTAACCGTTCTTGAATAGAACGTGAGTGAATGGTACGAACTTCATTGTACCATTATTCAGTTTCTCCTTGATGGTATCGATGTCTATAAGCATCTCAAAAGTCTTACCGATATGAAGCTTATCGTACTTATCGAAATCTTTGCATTCCTCATCCTTGATAAGGAGAAGGCGACTCATCCAAAAGTCTTTAATTATCCGATACTCCTCAGTCTTTTCGCCAGCCACAATCATGTCGAACCATTGCTTGCTGACTGTGAGGGTAAGAACCTTTTCTGTTTTCATACGCTACTCTTCTTTATCTTTCGGCTTTTCAATCAAGAACCCGATGCTGGCATGAATGTTACCAAGCTTATACCACTTTTGACTGATAGTCATTACGTAACTGCTGAAGGCTTTATCTTCAATTTCCAATTCAAATTCCTCATCGGTATCAGGCTCGCCGTGTCTTACGTAACCTTTGCCAGGAGTATAGATTAGACGATGATAACCACCATTCTGACAGAGATACAGACCGCTGTTCTCATAATCCGAACTCCAAAATTCCGGCTTATTTATATAGCAGAGCATCACATCACCATCGTAGATAGGGATATGTGATTTCTCACCTTCATTCTCGCCTACATACTCCCTGGCATCAACATAATCTACCTGTCGGGCGGTAGTCATCAATACATAGCCATTCTTTATCATTTCGGCTATCTCGATAAACGAAGCCTGACATTGCAGATCAAACTCCTTCTGGACACATTCATCACCTTTTTTAAATATGGCAAGGATTTTTGAATTTCCATACTCACCAGAGGCAGAGGTATCTTTGACAAGACTATTCAGCGTCTGTAATTTGCGAGCTTCCTGCGCCATACTTATCATAGTGTGAAAATAGTCGTCTGATTTATCGTTGATACACCAATACAGCCCGGAAGCCACCTTGCGCAAATAGGCATACATGTCCATCGCCTCACGCTCCGAAATGCCATGCTGCATACACACGAACTTGTATTGATCTGGATAAAAACCTTTCACCAAATTGCAGAATGCCTGCATATTTTTGATGGCGCTTACATATTCTTCTGTTTTCATACGCTAATCATTTATTTTTAACTTCTCAAAATAGAACACTACAGGGGCATCAAATGCAGGAATAAGTAAACCGTATGCAATACTCATGTTTACTTGGAATTTAGCTGCACCTCTCAACAACCCTTCAGCCTGTTGCTTGATGGCATTTCTAAACTGTTCGACGCTCATATCACGTTTACGAAAATTACAGGCGCGGCAAGAAGGCATAAAGTTACTGATTTTATCTTCACCATGGGAAACTATAAATTTTCCATCCTTAGCACTCCAGCGAGAGTAATAACCTCTATTTTTGGGAACAATATGATCGACCTGCATGTCCTCGTACTTTATCGATTTTCCACAATAAGCACAATGACCATCATACATTTTGTAAACGCGAAGCCGTACTTCTTTCTTCATACACTACTTCTTATTACAAGGACAACTCTGGGCGTGAATAACACAAACTCCATGTTTCGTGTCCACAAGCAGATAGTCATGCCCATTCTTTGAAAATACTGTTGTACTAAAATCTTTCGCAGGTTCATTTCTTTTAACTAATGAGAAAACACCTTCAAAAGCCAACGCGCTTACAAGCAAGCACAAGACGAACCAAATAGTTGACTTGGCTAAGACTAAAATCTTATTCTTCATACACTATTCCTCCAATTTAATACCGAAAGGAGTTCCGTCGAAGAAGGTGTTGTCTTGATAGCTATTTTTTGAAGCCAGCAAGATGGCGCTACCATCCTTATCGCCCAAGCCTGCATAAAAGTTATCAACAGATACGATATTTTGATAACCACCTTCTTTGGCTTTTATCCAGCCGAATGGTTGATGCTTCAGCATTTCCTGCCAGCACTCTTCTGCATTTGCAAATGGGCGATACTGGGACTCCGACTTAATGCGGTATTCAAGACCTTTCATAAAAAACAAATCTGTTACATTAGTCCAATCATTCGGAAGACCTAAATCTTTTATAGAATCCGGTTCATTTCTACACTCAATTTTCTTTCCTTCAGCAAAAGCCTGCAGGATAGGAGAAAATCTTTTGCTTGATTTCTATCCATAATTAATCTTTTTATATTCTTCCTATCCATTCTCCCATAAGGAATGGTTAGTTACTAAAGCTCATCAAACTCTTTCCGAAATCTCTGTTCTGTTTCTGATACAAGTTGCGAGAATTTAGCGTTGAACTCTTTGTCACATTTGAGCAAAACATCAAGACACTCTCCAAGTGCTATCTTACCAGCAGTTTCTGGCATTGTTAGCCTTTCCGCTTTTGGAATTAAACTTTTAGCTAAAAGATTAGCACGTTCTAATTGTTCATTATTCATTGTTATTCTATTTCATGCCCAAGGGCGGTTAATTACTTAATTTCCGTATGCCTCTGGCAACTTCTTGATAATATCACCGCCATAGGCATCTTGCGTTAATTTAACGAACTCGCGAACAGATGTCTTACCATCAAGGGATAACCCTTTGTTTGACATAAAAGCTTCTCTGCCCATTCGACAGGAGCCGGTAAGCACGTGGTGATAGACGAACAAATCTCTGTTGTTATACTTAACATCGTACTCAGGAAACTGCTTCTTGAAGGCTTCGATTCGTTCCTCTTCGGTGCTGTAGTCGTACAGCTTTTCCTGAAGAGACATGTAAGCATCTTTTAGAGTGTCGCCATGAGCAAACTGATTGTTCTCTTTGACAATATAGCAAGGGTCAAATTGTAGGTCGTTTTTAACGATGAAGCCTTTCGCTATATTATTACGGATTGACTTAAATATAGTAGGAATATAGTCTACCATATAGATTTCTTTACCGTTAATTTCTTTTATGCCATCACCATAGCCTTTGCCAGAGCCTGTGCAATATAAGGATCCAGAGCCACAATCATTGCCATCGTCATAGGTGCCATAGGTGCTATAGTTAGAGCCATGACCAAAGCCAGCGTCAGAGCCATAACCCATGCCATAACCAGAGCCATCGCCATCTCCATCGCCATTTCCAGAGCAACCACCCCCAGAGCCTTTGCCATAGAAATCGCAAGAGCCACAGCCAAAGCCATAGCCATAGCCAACATCAACAGCTAAGAACTTCTTAATTTTCTCCTCTAACATTTCCATACTTCAACATCCTCAATAGATTTGATTGCCTTGTCTGTGCAAGGGATAATCTCAATAGCATCTAAGATAGTGATGCTATCTACAGTTACCGTAAACTTGCAAGATGATGGATCCGTTGTTCCGTCCTTAGCAAGCTGAGACACGGAAAGCCGCTCCAGCCCAAAACCAGATGCGGCGAGCATTATGAAGTGTCACCTCACTTCCACAGCATGATACAAGTGTCCCGTACTCCACTCCGCTTTTGTCGCCGCGGATAATTACTTTCTTTCCGATATTTGTTTCCATCGTTTGAAATATTTTTTGATTAATTTATTTTTTGTTGTTTTGACTGAAGACGTAAACAGGGAGGGCGTTGGGATGAGGAAGATACCACCCAGGCTTGTTAATTTCGCACCGAGTAAAAATTTCTGCACCTTCTCCTGTTGTATATACCCATAAATAACCGTAGTCAGCAGGAATCTGCCAACACTGCAATGCTATCGTCCAATATAACTGAACCTCCCAAGGCTTCGCATTAGGGAAAGACCAGGAACTCCGACAGACGAAGGGGATATTACTCCAGAAAGGCATCACGTCGCTTGCCAACTTGCTCGTCCAGAAAACTGAATTTTCGCACGTCGCCTCAAGACGTAAGTCTAAAGGGTCGCAGTAATGAACACGGCGGTGGTGAGCCAGAGATATACTGTTATCAGAAGATATGTCTAATTTTTGAGTGATTAAATCTCTTTTATCTGCTATCCACATGTCACAGCCAAGTCCTGTGGGTACTCCTTCTGCAGCGGTGTCCACGTTCACTTGAAGTCTCCTCCATGCTAAGTTCAGTTGTTCTTTATCATCAATTCCTCCTATTTTCATTGCGCTGTCAATGAAGTCGGAAGGTAGGTCGAAAGTTTCCATCTCGTTAAAAAATACAGATTTCATATCACTCTGCCTGATCCTTGTTCAGTTCCTGGTACTCCTTCTCTTTCTGCTCCAACAACTCTTCAAGCGACAGGGTGGTATTGACGAGTCGGGCGGTGATATAGTTGTATGGCAAGCAATAGCTGTAACCTTCGTTGTCAGTGGTGCGGAAAGGATAATGGTCCTCACGGTCGTCATGCCAAGCGAAGATGGCAGCACGCCACTCGGAGTTTCGGAAGTCGCGGACCAGCACCTTCTCGAAAGGATCAAACGTATATGTCTGCATAGCATTCATAAAACCTCTAAGTTCTATCAGATAACGCTCGTGAAGTCGACGTTCCAGTTCTTTCTTCGTCTCGTCAAGCTCATTTTTTACATATTCCCCGGCAGAATCGCCGTTTTGATTATCGTCACTCTTGTTCAGGAAACGAGACAGGCGGGAAACGGCGAACTTGATGATACCCAACCCGAAGATGATGACAAACAACACATTGAATATTGCCACGCAGCATGCACGGTATATCGGCAAGCTCACGTCGGGGAAAAGCTTCACTACGAACATTTCGAGAAAAACTACAATGGTCAGAATCGCTGTAAATACTATCAGAGCTGTTACTAAACTGGCACTAATGGTTTTAAATATTTTCTTCATTTTATGTTTATTGATGTTTAATGCTTAATGTTGGGGTGTCTCGGTTTCCGTCTCATTTTCTATTATCTTGGCACTAACGGAGTTTGGATCTTCGGGATGGCGCTTCGGCTGCATATCGAAGCCGATAGGCAAGAGCCCCGCTTCGCGCCGTTCACGGTTGTATTCAGCAAAAGCAAGACCTAACTTATTCTGGTGTTCCTCGTTGATGAGGACGCGATTATGTTTTATTTTGTATCGTAAAGCAAAAATCTGCTCGTTAATCTCTGAGCGCCTTGCCGTTTGCTTATTTCTAAACGCAGCCAACGAGGCATGTTGCTTCAACTTAAACTCAAGCAGGTCATCTCGTAAACTATCAAGTTCACACTGTAGCTTGGCAAGTTGTTGAGTCTGTTCGTTGGTTTTCTTTTCAATATTGTCCTCCCGCTCCTTTCGCAACGGTGCAAGAACCTCGTCTTGAAATTGCTTTAATGTTCTCATTATTTTCTTTCTTTTTATGTTGGTTAATATTTTCTCAGTTTCAGTCTTCCTCGGGGAAGAGCGAGGGATTCGCCAGCTTCCGCTTCGCCTCCATCGCAGCCATCTCCTTGATACGTTCTGACCGCAGGCGAAACTCCTCGGCCTTGAGTGCTTTCTTCAGTTCGGCGTGGTCGGCTCGGTTGTTGGCCTGCACGACACGGATGAACCGCTCCCTGCCCAACTTCTTGTAAGATGGAATAAACTCGCTGTCTATCAGGTCGGCTGGCTCATTGGGCGGTATGTACGTCCAGTTTCGGTCGCCCTCCTTGTTGACAACATAAAAGGTATGTTGCTTGCCATCGTCGCCTTTCACGACGATACCGCCCGTATGTCGGGCGATGCTGAAGCAGGAGGTCATCCAACTCTCCTTGGTCATTAATATACTTTTCATGCCGAAAGCTCCTCACATTTTTCTATCCGCTGATACTGCACATACTTCTTGTGGCGCAGACAATAGATGCCGCCAATGCAAGCCATGCTGAAACTGCAGGTCAGACAAACAAGGCAAGACAATGAAGTCTGCGATAAGTTGTAGTGGTTTTTGTTTACCATATTGTAATATCTCGGATATTTATTCTTTATTCCGTTGCAAATTTAAGAAATAAAGTTGTAATTGCAAAACATCTCAGGTATTTTGTTGTGCTTTTCGATGATATTTAAGATATTTTTAACAATAGTCCGTTGATAAGTCAGAAATGTGTTAAGCAGATATTCATATAATAGCCATCAGCAATACGCCATGAAGGGGCAGAAGTTCTTAGTCCCCTTCAGGGCGTTGGGAAGAACAGCTTTTTTCACTACCCTTCTCTGTAGAAGTCGTCATTGTCGCTAAACCGCGACCTGCTTGTGTCCTTCTTCTCGTCATCACCAGGCTCGGGCTTACCGAACAGTGTGAGCAGACAGGCGATGACGAAGGTACACAACATATAGATAAAAAACAAGTACACGATGAAATTCAACATACGCGTCCTAATCTTCGTCGCTGCCGTAGCTGCTCACGAGCGACGACTTGACATCATCATACATTGCCATCTCCAACTTCTCTCCGTCGTAATGTCCAACAGCCAAGAGCTGTCCGTTCTCCTCGGTGGCAGTGTCGGCTGTGGTGGCAGACGCACGGATGATGAGAATATCGAACTCTCGTATCAGATTAGGCAGTTGCTCTAAAGGTATCTGCTCCATGAAGCTGCGGGCATGTTGTCGGATGCGCAATACATCAGCATCCGTCAGGGGCGCTCCCCTCTCCTCCTGGGCTTTACGGGCGGCTGCAACCTCTATCTCGATGCGCTTCTGCTCGTAAGCCTCGTTGATTAGTTTAAAATTCTGCCAGTCGCAAACTTTTTTCAGGAAACCTTCAAACAGGGCAGCCCCCAGTTCTAACTCCACCATGGCCAACGATTCCTCGATGAGAAGCATACGGTTCTTTACTTGCCAAAAAATGAGATTGCGCCGACTAAATTCGTCGATAATGGCAAAGGAAGCAGCCACGTTGCGAAGCTCACGCTGCCGTGCTTTCTTGCTTATGCTTTTGCCCTTACTTTTTTTTCTGAATGGATTTTTCATATCTAATATTTTTAAAACGTTTCAAATAAAAACCCTTCTATTCTCACGAACCGAAGGGCGAAAGTATGAAATTCTTAAAAAACAACGATGCACAGACAAGCTGCGCTGTTTGCTCTCCAACCCTTTCTCACGAGAGAGCTGGAGAAAGTGTAACATTATAATTTCTTAAAAACCTAATACGGACCATTTCGCTAAATGGTACTAAGAACATTATATAAAAATTATATAGAAATGAATATAATAAGATAATTTCATTGATAAGGTGAGAAAATTAGTGAGTGATAAACCTCGTACCGTCAATCTCAAGCACAAGGATGTCGTTCACTACCCTCACCTCGCCACTATCGACAAACTGCACCTTGCGCTGATGACGATTTACGTCAACAGACAGGCATACGCAGTTACCTTCATCGACATGGCCTGTCTTGGTGAGAAACTTGATGTAGAACGGCACACGCTCCACCTTTTTCGCTGTCTGCGGATGTACGTAGCCTGTCACTATGCGCCCGCTGCGTGGGTCTATCCATCGCCACTTCTCGGTGTAGCGACGTATCTCCGTATATGATTGTCGGGGTGTCTTATTCATATTTCTTCATTATAGATTTCCAAAATTGTGATGGTCGTGCGAGCTGTCCTCGTCCTCCTTATTCTTATAGGGAGGGAAGTCTGCCCGCAGAAAAGCCGCCAACTCAGCCTCGTTCACCTCCCTTTTGTCCTTGTGTACGCGCTGTCGGTGTCGCAACACGTCGGGGAAGAGAATGTTCCTGATAGGATTGCCCCAGTCGAGGTCGTTGATGCTAAGACTGTAGTCGGGATAGAAAACGAGTGTGTAGCCCGACAGCCTTCCACTGGGTCGTTCCGTCATGTGTCCCTGCAGGATCAGCGCACGGGCATTATTATACAATACCATGTGCGCCGCTACCGACGACACATCGCCGCTGGAGGTATAGAGTATCTTGTCCTTATAGTCCTTCAGATACTTATCCATCATGTCGTCTATGTTGCGACCAGTAGACAGAACGAGATGGGAAATCCAGTCTCGCTCAAAGCACTGCGCCAAGAAAGCCAGCATCTCGTTGGAGACCACCGGCATCGCCAGTACAAGGACGTGCCGGCTGATCATCTCATAACTGATAGCTCGATAGAACTTCTCGGTCGTCACGTCGCCGTGCGTATAGAAAGAAAGCATCCTGCGTGGAGCCTCCTTCATTGCCTTCGGCAACATCTTGTTCACACAGCAGGGAGGGATAAATAACAAGGTATCGTCCATTTCTTCTTTTTCTAAAAAGGGTTAATCGTAAAGCAGTATAGGCATCAACAGCGTCAACGTTGTCGGTGCTGGAGTATCGGCTGTCAGTACTCCCGCACGACTGGGGTCGGCGAGCTGAATACGGATGGTGTCGTCTGGAATGGCCGTTACGGTATCAAGCAGGTTGTGATAGTTGAAGCCAATCGTAAATCCATCGTTGCATTTGCTGTCCGTTATCAGCACCTGGTCTTCAGCTTTCTTGCTGAAGTCAATATCACTTGCGCAGACATTCAGGAACATGCCGTCCTTCTTCAATGCCACGATGTTGGAACTTGCACTACTGAAGAGCGCCACACGTTTGACGACAGAGATAAGTTCTTTTTTGTCAACGACCACGTAGTAAGGGTTGTTGGTAGGGATTACAGACTTATAGTTGGGGTATTTTCCCTCCACAGCCTTACACAGGTACTCTATATCGTTGCCTGAGAAGAGGATAGCCTTTCCGTCGGTCTGGATGTCTATCTGTTCGCTGTCATCAAAGACAGACAATGTACGGAAGAATGAGGAGTGGACCAATATCTGTGTAGGTTCTCCACTGCGATAGAAATTGCTGCCACCAGTCTCGGGGTTATTGCTGTGAGTCACCTTGAAAAGAATGCGCCCGTCGGTGGCGACAAAAATAACTTCGCTGCGGTCCTCTGCTATATCAATGCACAGGGTGCTCAAGATAGGACGGAGGTCGTCGTTGAAAACAAACTTGCCTGCCTTTGAAATGACTGACTTAAAGACAGACGAAGGCAGAGAGATGTGCGTCTTCTCCTGATTGAGCTCTCTCGCTTCCGGGAAGTCATCGCCGGCAAAGAAGGGCAGAGAGATGTTGCCCGACTTCACATTGTCGCCGTTATGAGTGCAATACTCAATATTCATCATGTGGCTTTCGTCTTCCGACAAGTCCATGGTGAGCACGCACTCAGGAGGCAGCGTGCCTAACAGGTTTGTGATGCTGACGATAGGCAAGACGACGGGCTTAGAGAAGCTGCCCTCCACGATGTCGAGAGGCGCAGGGATGGTGAGCTGTGTGTCGTCAGTTCCTGTGACGAAGAAGAATTTACCGTCCTTCTTGTTCTGTCGCAGAAGGACATCGGCAAGAAGGGCGACGGAAGGCTTGCTCTCTATGCCCTTTGCTGCCTTCTGCAGGGCTTGGCGAAGCAGAAGTACGGATGGGGTCTGTAATTTCATATACTGAATGTTTTATGTTTTTAATAAGGAAAGAGTGAGGAGTCCGCTCTGCAATTCTGAAGGGGAAAGCATCCTTCGCAGAAACAGAGTCGGACTGCCTCGTCAAACAACTAAAGATTAGAAAAAATGAATATTCTTTTTTAGAATGGCAGGTCGTCGGGATTCATGTCTGCACCAGGTACAAACGGATCGGAAGAGCCGTCGGCTGGTGGGACGTAAGTATTGGCGCCGTTGACTGCCGAATAAGCCTGTGTAGGATAAGGCTGGGGGGTGCCTGTCGACTGTGGCTGGTATAATTGTGCGATACGCTTGTTCATCCTGGCACGGATAGCCTTGAAGAGATGAGTGTTCTCATCATTGAAATTTTCATTCACGATGTTGGGATCTTTCTCTTTGTTGGCCTCTTTCACCTGCTCTACCAGTTTGGGGAAGTTTTTAGCGATAGCCTTGATGTAGTCTACAGAGAAAGACAGTTGCATCTCGTGTGTAGGAACACTCACGTTGCTGTCGCCTCGCTCTTGAGCAGACTGGCGCACCTTATTCTTATACTGCTCGTTGAAAGGCCAGATATTCACTCTCAACTTAGCCATTTGTCTGCTCGCGTCATTTTTCGACACCTCCACTCTAATCTCGTTGAGGTCACAAGGAATACAAACATAGGGTCTTTGTGGATTTTTCGCATCGATACCTACAAGCACCTGTGTGCCATTCAACGATAGCAAATCAATATTACCATTATAGCTTGCCATAATTTATTGTTTTTATGTTGTTAAAAAATTAATGTCCTTTCCGATTCTGTCAGAATGGTAGACCATTGTCTTCCATCTTGGGAACCTGTTCCGCCAGGTTACTGCCATTGTTGGCGTTCTGATTGCCTATCCTTCTGCCCTGTCGACGGGAAACAAAAGTCTTCCATCGTTCTTCCTCCTCGGTGGTGAGTGTAATGATGTTGCCATCGTCATCACGATAAGGCAAGGGGTCGGGACCCTCGACGTACTCTTTTGCCATCCGTTTCAGGTCATCATAATTGTCGGGTATATGGTCTTTGCCTGAACGGAAGAAGAAATACACGTGCTTGCTGGTTTCCACCTTTCGGATGTATTTCGGCTCTACGGTATCGTCGTTCTCCCACTCCTTGCCGACAAAGTATTCCTTCGTTACCCATGCACGGAGCTTAAAGCATCCATGCCGCTTGTTGTCCTCGCTTACCAAAAGGTGTTCGGGGTTCACAATGATATTCATGTTCTTGCAGTACTTGCGTATCTTCTTCTTGAAGGTGGCACGGCTATATTCCTTGCTCTTACCTTCGGAAGCATCCGCCCAATCGCGCATGAACTCATTAAACATCTCATCTGTACAGATAGGTGCGGCATACACCTCCTGCCGGGCAAAGAACCACTCAAAGTACTTCACGGAGTTCTCGGTCAGCTCTCTTACCATCAGTCGGCGCTGTACGTTCTTCTGCGGTGCGATGACGAACTCATGATATTTCATGATAAACTGCACGGACAACGCGCAGATGTATATCGCCTGGTTGCGGTCGTATTCATTCAACTGCTCGGGGTCTGTAGCGAGATTTTTCATAACCTCCTGTGGTGATCGGGCCAACTGATGCTGCATGTGGTTCGCACGACAGAAGCGGTCGGATAAAGACACCAAGGGGAAACGTCCGATCGTCGACGAGTCATCATCACTCAACTGCGAATTGCTGGTAATCACGTTGACAGGTGAGTCCTCCAACTTGAGCGTCACAGGGTCACCAAACTTTCGCTCTATCATCGCTCCTGCTGTAACCTTGTTGTAAAAGTACTTCATAGGGAATGAAGCAGGCTTATCTTCCCAATGTATCAACCTATACTTACCTGGATATATCAGGAGGTTGGAAAGGCTGAACTGGGCATTATTGATAGTCGTAAAATTCTTCATGTCGACACGCAGGACATTGATAGCCGAAGCAACAAACGTGTTGACCAGCAGCGATTTTCCAGAACCGCCACTCGCCTCTTTCTCGTCTTCCACCTGGTCTTCCAAGAGGTAAGGACAAACACTCTGCATGTCCTTCCAGGAGCGATAGCAGATACGGCCTATACATGAAATCATGTTGACGAAATGGGAATTGATAGTAGCCACAGCGGTGGCGTCCAATTCTTTCTTGTTGCGTATGGCATCCTGCTCCAGTCGCCATAAGGTGTTGGAACAGCCACGTATGACTCGCAATACAGGCCATAGCTCTTTCTCCTGCTTGCCGTGCCAGTCAACTTGCCACCTGAAGGTCTGCGCCCATTCGCTTAACTCAACGCGCATCTGCGTGATCTCCTCGTTGCTGAAAACAGGCGATCCATCCTCATTGCGCATGACCGCCTTTTGGTCAATAGCACTTTTGCGGTCGAGATATTCCTGACTCTCGCTGATGGTGAAAGGCGGATGAAACACCCTCATCGTGAAGTCGTAAGGCTTCTTCGCCAAAGCTGGGATGAAGAAGTTGATATGGTCGTAACTGACAGGCGTGATGGCCTCCGGCGTGATTTTTAATGCCACATTGCGGAAGAAGAAATATTCCATCCGCTCATTGAAAGACTCGTTGAAGTCAATAACCATCGACTGCAGACCTCCAGCCGACTTCTCTGAGAAGTTTTTGTCGATAAGGTTTGCTGCATCCGACATCATGCGCTGCTCCTCATCGTTATATCGCCAACTCTGTTCGATAAACTCAAGGAGTTTTGTCTTCACTGCTTGGATAATGCTCTTCGAGTCGATATACTCCACGAAGCATCGGTCAAGGTGTATGAATTGTCCCACGAGGTCGGTACTCTCAGGGTCTATCATTCGATAATAACCCAACGAGGTCATAAACAGCCATACCTTTGTAGGACTTACCTTGCAGGTCGGTGGCTTTTGCTTACCGCTTCGTGGGTCACGGGGATATTCTATCTCAAAAGGGTCTGTATTGTTGGCACCGCGCAATTTAGAATACAGGGGCAAACGAATGTCATGATCGAAACGGAAATTATCCGCATCAGTCATGCGAAACGTCAGCATATAATCGCGTACACTACGAGGTGAGCAGCCATAGAGCCACTGCCATCGCTGGTTATATCTCACCCTGAAAGCATCAGGCAGCATCGCATAGCAAAGATCACTATACTTGGTGGCGATAGCACCGCAGTCGCGCTGACTGCTGATGTCGTTGGGGTATAGCATGATGATTTTTTCGGCAAAACGCTTCATCTTCTGGTACTGTACAGCATTGAAGTCCAGTTTCTCCTGTCGCCACTGACCGCGGTCGATATACCAGAAGTTTCTTCTTCCTACTGAGAAGGCTACATGATACCAGCATTTCTGCAGAAAATGAGTGTCGCCATCTTTATCCTTACGAAGGGACCGCATGGCATAATAGATGCTGATTGCATCCTCGGGAGTCCGACAGAAAATGATGTTCTGCGCCTTGATGGCTGCTGCCGGAATTTCTTCGTCTTCCTGGTGGAAAGTACCTTTTGGCGTGCCGTCCTTCAATTCATTCTCTACCCATTTCTTTTTGCTTTTGGTATAGACTTCATCGGGCTGCCACTTACTGATGGCGGCGTGAACGCCCGTTGTGTTGGAGTCACGATGGTCCATGGCGTAAGTGAACACCTTGTCGCCCATCAACCACCGGCTTACCTTCCTGACGGAGTGCTCTTCGGTAGTGGAAAAGACGATAGGAGGCTGCTGCATGGCAGGACGGAAGAGGCAACCGCAAGAACCCTGTGGCGCTATCACATCGGTAGCAAAACAGACAAAGAGCGGATTCCATGGTGTGCCATAGATAACCTCGCTTACCTGTTTGCCATCTCTTACGGCATTAGGTAATGTCACTTGGTCAACCGCATAGATACGGAAGTCATCGTTCAACATCTTCGTGTTGAAATCACTACCGAAACCAAAGGAAGGCAGACCTTTTACCATCGTCACCTCACAGCCAAGTGCAGCCAGTTCCTGCGGGTTGAAATCCACCTTGGGAATAAAAGAAAAAGTATCTATATTCTGTACGGCAATGGTACGGTAATCCATCTTGGAGAAGAGCATAGGATATTTTGCCCTCACATTTTCATTATCGCCGTACACCCTAACCACAAGATCGTGGCAAAGACGGAGCAGACTGGCTCCGTGCATAGGCAGGTTACGCATGGCAGCGTATAGTTCCAAGGCTCCATATCCATGTTTGCCGGTCTTGGTACACATCCACCTCACGGCACCATGCTCTGCCTGTCTGTCATCATCCACCCCTACACCATTATAGAGACCACCTCGCTCGTCCTTATAAATAATAAGGTGAGGTGTCTGTTTTGCTTTGCTTCCGGCATCGTCGTTAGCTGCCTCCTTCTGGCAGAAGGGACAGAAACAAGCTGTCTGTCCCTCGATACACTGGTTCTCGGCAGGCTTCACGAGAAAAGTCATGTCGAGATTGGCAAGCTGGTTGATGATAGGATGAAATAACATATCTCGTTGTTAGTATATTTTAGTTGAAAGAAAGACCGACCGAAGCGGACAGGCAAAACTTTTAGAGACGACCATCGTTTTGGCTCATATACGAAGGTAAGTGAATCAAAGATACTTTCTATCTTCAAGAATCCACTGCGCTCCGCATATTTCCGAGGTCGTAGTGTACTTTCGTACTCTACTCCAGAGCTTTCGACAATGGTATATGAGCGAAGCCGCGGACATTACTGTTACCGCTATCCGCTTCCATGGCTGAGGCCGGTCTTTCGTTTCTTTTCATATTTTTCTTCTTAAAAGGAAAGGCAACAGCGATGCGCCAAACTTTAGTGTTGAACAGCACTTTTTGATGCAGGTTTTCAAGATTATTCTCTCAGGATTACCTACCTCGTTTTGTGCTGCCGTATGCTTATCAGAGAGGTATTGCTACACTCTCCATCGCTGCGCCTTTCCGTGAGTGGGACTCGCTCTAAAAACAAATCCCTATATATATAGAACACGATATGGCAAACACGTGTTAAGGGCTTTTATAAATTCAAGAACGTTTCCAGCCGATAGTGCCGGACGGTGCAGTTGCATATCGCCTGGCACTTATATACAAGCAAGCGAGTGAACTCTGTAAGCGAGATAAACTGCTCGTCAAGTCCTATTATCTGCACTTCCGTTCTCATGTAGCACTTCCTGTTCTTCCATCGACAGGAATGACTCTCCATGATGCGCAAGTCTTTCACTCTGCCCGCCATCAGAGGATAGAAGTATTGGCATACATCTTTCAGGAGCTCAAACGGCGCATAGAACAATAAGGTGGGTATCTCGTCATCCAATCCTCTCTTCGTCTCTGTATAAGCGAAACGATGCAGGAAGTTGTGTTTGGAATGGCGTCCGACCTTGGATATGTTCTTGCGGTTGGGAACGTATGGCATCCACAGATAATCCTTGCGTATGATTTTAGCCACGTCTATTCTGTTTTGGGATGACAAAAATTGAACTTGTTTCGTACCATTCCCATCATCTTCCATGTGGAAAGGATGCTGCGCTTACAGTCATATATAGGAGAATGGGTGGCCCCGTTGTTCAATCCGTAGAGAATCATGTCGGTCTCTCTTTCGTCCGTAAGCGCATAAGCTTTATCTGTCGTAAACTCTTCTCCGTCCGGGATGAAACAGCGAGCCATCTCCAAATAGAAAGTGCGATGATCACGGAAATTGGTATGCTTTACGCCAAAGCGAAGCCCCATCTTGTTACAGATGTTTCGCAGTATCGCCACGTCAAAGTCGGTGCCCTGCGCCCAGAGATAAATCTCGTCTTCGTGAAGTTTCGTGCGAGTGTCCTCCATCCAGTCCATGAGGTCCTTCACAACCACGTCGATTGGCTGGCAGGGGCAAGCCTCGCTGTCGTTGTCAAGAAGGGCTGCCTTTGCTTCGTCATTCTGACGAGCCCACCAGTCTGCCGTACTCTGGTCGAAGGTAAAGCCGTTCAGAAACTCGCTCCTCAAGTCTACATGTTCGGTAAACTCAGGGAAGCTCAATCTACCGTCATGCTCGCCGAAGAATGGTGACTGAACACCATTCCGATCCCATGCCACTGCCGCAATACTCATTACTGCAGCAGTGGGAGCCAACGAACACGTTTCAAGGTCTACTGTTATATCAATCATTTGCAATAAAAACTCTATATATTATAATAAAGGTATAAGATGAAATCTTACTTACTCATATACTCTCTTAGTAAAGAGGTGATGCCCTCCTGCTCCCAAGGCTTCCAATCATCGGAGCTGAAGCGCTTGATGGTAACAGCCATGCACATGCCTTTGTCTTGCATGAATCTGAAGAAACGAGTGCAAAGTCCTTTCTCCTTTTTCAGACAGGCATAGAACACACCAGGCTCGTCGCTACAAGCCATGTCGTAGAGAGATTTCTCCCCTCCGTCATTGTCTGTATCAGGCGCAGCCTCGTGGTTCTTCAGTACTTCAGCTATTTCGGGGATAGACAGGAACTGGCGCTTGCACTCCTTTGTTCCCATGATCTCCCAAAGAGAAAAGCCTTTCTGAAAGAACCGCAGATAGAAGGTAGGACTGGTAAATCCCTTCTCAAGTAAGAAGCTCATTAAATGCTTCTTTTCATCGGGCGTCATGTCTTTTACATCTAACGCGGTACTTGGGATAGAGATTTTTTCTATGTTTTCTTTTGTCATTTCAAAACTTTTGATTAAATTTGTTGCAAATTTAAGAATTAAAACCGAAACTATAATATATCTCGGGTATTTTCTTTCTTTAATTTGCAAGATTTAACTTATCCGAGGTATTTTGAGATAAATAACGGCGAATAGCCGAGGTGTAACATTATAATTTTAACAATTATGAAGTACGAGTACAATTATTCCTTCCTTGAGAGATGGATGCAAGCCAACGAAAAAGTAGATGGCAAGCAGATATTACAGGCTATTGGGTCTACCAGTAACCAGAGTTTAAGACTGTATCTGGACAGAAAATGTCCGATGCCTATCATCAGTATTCTTCGTTTTTGCAACACGTTCCATGTGCCTATCTCAGCTTTTATTGTCGACAAAGAAAAATATCTTGGATATGTCGAGGATTCTAAAGGTATAGAAACAGAAAGTGAGGTCATCCCACTCGACAGCGACGCTTTTGAGCCTGTTGATGGCTATATCAAGAACGGCGATAAGCGGGCACACGGCAGTCGCTCTCTTCGCAACCCGATAGACGTAACAGAACAATCATCTATCGTTCCTGGCATCATCTTCAAGAAGAATATCTTTTGCGAGCCATCGGGATGCGCGTCAGTCACAGACCATAGAGCGGATACTGAAGTGGTAGAGACGAAGACTCCTGACGAAAACACTCCCATCACTGATGTTGCAGAAGCAGACTACAACAAAAACTTAGTTGACCGACTTTTAAGAATCATCGATGAGCAACAGAAACTGATGAGTGACCAGCAAAAAGAGATTGCTACACTCACCAAGCAGTTACTTGAGGTAAGAGCAAACGGCAATGCTATGGTACGAAACACGATGATGGGCATAGCCGCAGACGACATTCATCATGAGTGAGTGACATTTCACCCACGGATATAAACAAAAAGCAGCCATCTATCCTCACGGACGGATGGCTGCATGTAACTCTAAAAATTCCGTAAACTTAAAAATAAAGAAAATAACCGCCCCTACGCTTAGGGGAAAATAATCTATTAACCTATGAATAATCTTGTTCGTTAATGAAAGCCATACGACGACGGAAAAATTCTTTCTCGCCTGTCAAAATACAATCGGGCGACGTACTCTCGTATGGAAGATCTGTGTACCAGAATCCGTGATGCAAAAAGAGAGGCGGCGTAGTGTCGCCGAAGCTGAACGGAACGGGTATCTCGTTTCCTTCCTTGTCCTTTGCCGTAACAGGCTTAAAGGCAAAGATGTCAATAAGCTTCGTCTCGCTTACGACGGGGAGCGCCTGCATCTCCTTCTCCAAGTCGCTGCCTTTGATGGGAGTAAAGTAAGGGGAACTCTGGTAGCCCTCTGGTCTTGGTACTCTTACGTTCTCCCAGCCTTCCTTACTGACAGTATTCTTAAACTCAACAAAGAGGATGCCACCAGCGTAGCCATCGCACGTTTCGTAGTAAGCGTCAGCATGGACACTTTCAGCCCACGCACGAGCCTTTTCCTGGGCTTCCTTACATTCGTCGATAAACTCCTGCAGCTTCTTGCCCACCTCGCTGTCGGCTGCTACCTTGTAATAATAATGGGGTCTTTTTTTGCTACTCATAACTTTTATATTTTATTGTTTAACGAAAAAATTTATCTCCTTCCTCTCCTGTTCTGCGCATACGGCAATAGATTACCGGCTCTCCGCTTTCGTCGTTTTTCATACTAAAGCCTCGAAGTGCCAACTCCTGAAGATAAAGAACGAGAGGGTCGCCATAAGGACACACCACTGCCTTGAAGTAGGTTCGTAACTTTGAGTCGTTAAACACATCGCAGTCCTCCGTCCAAGCACTCAGGGGCTTATAGGTCCTACAAAACGCCTCTATCTTGGATTCAATCACGAAATCATCAAGCGTAACCACCGCCTGATCGTCATTATCCTTAAACTCGTCTTTCTTCTTTCTGCCCATAACTATATGATATATAAAGGAAAATTATTTCTTTGTCTGCTTTCGATATTTGGCTACCAATACGCAAACGACAATCATGATAAATGCCAAGGCGAAGGCTCTCATCTGGAGCTTGAATCTTCCCCACCATGAAGTAGTACTGTCCATAGCGGTATTTTTTTCTTTATCCAGATAGTTGCTGTCGTTTTTTGCCCAGTGGGTACCCACATTCAGCTTATTGCTCAACATCAGGCTGTCTATTGTTTGCTGCATCCGCGATATGGTCTCTTCCTGATGCTTCAGCCGTGCCTCGTAGGTGGCATTGCGCTCATAGTCGCCCTTGCGGTGTATGGTTCGGTCGGTGGTGGTGGTCTTGTTGCCCTGGGCATCCATGCTCTCGGTCACTCGCTCAGTGATAGTCTCCTCGTTGCTGCCCTTGTCGGTCATGGAGCCGGTAGTGAGCTGTTCGGTGGTGGCAGCACTGACAGTACTGTCCGTAGAAGTTTCCGACTTCACCACACTGTCCTTAACGATGGCGACGACACTATCGCGCCGCTGCTCACTGCTCCTCTGCTCCACCTTACGGGAGGAAGCGCAGCTCGCAAACATGATTACAGCCAGAAGCCATAACATTGCTGATTTGATTTTTTCCATAATTCGTCTTGTTGATTTACGCCTACAAAGTTAGAAAAAGTCGCTGACATCAACAGGACATACTAAAACACCGCCTACCCTATGGAATGGGTAAGCGGTGTGAATGTTTATTGTTTTACAATCTTATAATTCAAGGATATTTTCTTGCCGAATGTCTTAACGGCGCATTGCTGCGCATGGGTCAAAACGGAAACGTCCGCAAAATGTTCTTCTATCATTTCCACTTGAGCCTTGTTCTCCACGCCCAGACATACAACACCATCATCAAACGACAAGTACCTGACCTTGCTCAAGTCGGAAGCAAGTTGCTTGTCAATCAAGCTCAAATACATCTGCCATTCTTTTTCACCTGGTTTCACCTCCTCGGCTTCGGCAAAGGCAAACGTCATCTGCTGTGGTTCCGGCTTTGCACTATGCTGTTTTATCCATTGCTCCATGATGTAGAACACGAAGTCCTCCATCGTTCCGCTCCATCTATGCGGCTGCTCCACTGCCTTCGGCACGCCATTATAGGCATACGCCTTGAAATCGTTCCAAAGGTCTTCGGGAACATCGGCAACAAACGCCTTGAGTCGTTCTCTGTCGAGCGTAGGATATAGCGACATCAACTTGGCGCATAAACGCTTTTCCGACGAACCGCGATGCAGCTCCAATTCTCGCGCCACACCCAATGGCGTGCGCTTGATATGAAACTTTATTTTTTCGGGATTGCCTCGTTTCACGCTGCCTCTATAAATCGGCTCATAACCTTTCTTGTCGGGGTCGGTGCACGAGAGCATGATCTCAATCTTGTTTTCCTCGCACAGCCGTTCCATGTCGCCACGTGCCACATCCAGCACCTGTTTGCGGAACTGTGAAAACTTTTGATATTTCTCAGTAGTCACAACTTTTGCAGGCTGCATATCATCGCTTTTCTCAACATCTACCTTAAACATGCCCAAAGCTTCTTTCAACTCGCGATAATCTATAGCAGGGTGCATCTGTCCCTTGCTCGCATACTTCATCAACAGGAGGTAAAGACGTGACGTATAAGCCGAATTGCAGAAGTAGGCTATACGTTCAAGATGATTGAAATATCCGTCTGCCATGTCAAACACGGCTTTTGCCACCTCGATGTTGATCGTCACCTCGATATATCCGTCACGACGAAACTTGCGCACTTCCTGTCCGTCCTCGTCAATCTTAGTCTCACCGTCTCCCGAATAGTTGAAATCTTCGCCTTCCCGTGAAGTAAAGTTCTTCGGAATAAATATCTTACTGAAGATAGGCATGTAGTCCTCACCTTTCCTAAGTCCTGTCTCAGGATCGAAACGAGGCAGATGAAACTCGATTTTCTTCATTTGGTTGATCACCTTCACTGACTCGTCATAATGACTGCTCTCTATTCCGAAATCAGCCAGACGCAAGCGTATCGGTCCCATCTTCAACAGGTCTTCTTTCGTAATGCCTCCATTGGGACGCTCCTTATTTAAATAGCGGTGCTCATTCAAGAACTTGGCAAAATGATCTTGCAGCCGTCCGCTAACCAACAACATCACATCCTGTTGTATGAGGGAATAGCTTTTTGCGTATGATGTATAGTTGACAGGCGTGTTTATCCAGCGCAGTTCGTTCAAGGCTATTTGAAGTTTGCCTTCTTTATCTTCTTTTTTCGATTTCTTTGCCATACCTACGTTTTTATTTACTTAAACCTACGTTTTTATGTACCAAAACCTACGTTTTTGTTTACCAACTCCTACGTATTTGTTTACTTCGTATGCTCTAACTCGTTGATTTTCAACTTCTCCCAATCTCCTTAATATAATATAATATAAACTATCATTTTATTCCTTTTGAAAAACGATAAATCTATATCTTATGTTATATTATATTAAGAGGTTTTAGGACGTATTGATTATCAGTTAGTTACCTACGGTGAGGTAAACAAAAACGTAGGTTTTGGTAAACAAATCCGTAGGTTTAAGTAAACAAATCCGTAGGTTTTGGTAAACAAATCCGTAGGTGTTATAAATCAAAAACAGCACACTTTTGTAGTGACTTCGCACACCTTGAGGTAAAAAGATTTAGTGAGATTTTACCTTATCCTTGAGAATATCTGTCGATAAACTCTATCACTCCCTGGGCAGCCAGTTCCTGAAGCGTCTTTCCAGTACATTCTTTCAGTCGTGCTAAACGGAAATAATAATCCATGGGGATTGTTACCTTTACACTTTTCTCAGTCTTTAAAGGTTGCATGGATAATGGCTGTTGTGTAGGAACAGGCTGTTGCGCTTCGGCTGCCGACTGCTGCGTGGTCGGTCTTTGCTCGTATATTGTTTCTATTTTATCCATTGCTTCTGATTCATGCAAATTGATTTTTTTTACTTCTCTTGCCATAATATTCTATTGATTAAAAGTCCTCAATTATTTGTATGAAATATAACATGAGCAGCCTACTGTGGCATACTCTCTAAGATTTCTTTCGTAAATCGTTCATAGTCCTGCCCTACCCTGCAGTAAGGTGCATAAGTAAAGATGTCGGTACCCATCGCCTGAGCTTCCACCATCTTGGTATCTCTGCGGGTATATGAATCGAACACGTAGTCATCAAATTTCTTGCTCAGATATTCTTTGAATTGACGCGTCGCCTTGGTCTGATCGTTACTCATCACCTCCAACAGTCCACGAATATCCAGGTCCTCATTCAGGTCTTCCCTGGTCTCTATCACGGCGTTGGTGATTTCCGCAATACCTTTCGTGGCCAACACTTCCAACTGGACGGGGATAACGACACTCGACGCTGCTGCCAGCGCATTGTAGGTGAGCAGCGACATGGCTGGAGGGCAGTCTATCAACACGTAGTCGAAGGCATCCAGGATGCTGTTCACACCCTCGTCTGCGAGTTCCGTGCCCTGCATTTCCTGTAAGGGCTTCAATAAAAGTTTGCGCAAGGCCTTGCGAGGCACCGCCATCTGGTTAAGGAATGGCTCGATGCTGACCATCTTCTGTGAAGCTGGAGCGAGGTAGATGCCTTCCTGCATCTTATATACGGGCAAGGGTGTCTGATTGATAAGAGCATCGTAGGTGGTAGGCTTATTGTCGCTGTTCACCTGGTCCCAACCGAAAAGGAAAGATAGACTGACCTGTGGGTCGAGGTCTACGAGCAAGATACGGGGCTTGCGCTCCTTTCCGTCTGCACCCTTTCCGAAGTACCCTTTACCGAAGCGACGCAGCCCTGTTGCTAAACTCTGTACCGTTGTGGTCTTGCCTACTCCACCTTTATGATTCACGAAGGCGAGTATTTCTTTCAATCTTGTTTCTGCCATAATCTTTTTATTTTAAATGAATAATCTATTCGATAATGCTATAATGTGTAACGAATACACCGAAGTACATAAGTACGTTAGTACTAAAGTACGAACCTACGTATCTACGTACCCACATACGTACCTATGAATTTTCATACGTGCAAAGATACAACTAAAAAACATAACTACCAACTATTTTCCGTTTTATATTTTAAATATTAAGTATTTTTATAGGTTCGTATCTATGAACGAATGAAAATACGAATGAACGTAGCTTCATATCAGCATACGAACCAACGTATGAACGTATGAACCTATCAATATACAAACCTACGTATCAACATACGAATGTGCATACCTACGTCCGAATAAACGTATGAACCTATCAACATACGAACATACGAACCTACGTACCTATGTGCATACGAAAGTTCGTAAGTACGTAGGTACGAAAGTAGAAAAGTATTGATGTAGAAAAGTAGAAGTGTATAAAAATAGAAAAGTATAAAAGTGCTAAGGTACTAATGTACTAAAGTACTTTTACACTTTTGTCCTTATCCTCTTAACCTGTAAAGAAAGAGAGAGTTATATGTTAATATCATTACCTTCCTGTTGCCATTCATCCTTGATGGAAAGTGAGAGGGAGGCGCTGTGATTGTAAAATGAACCTGTAATAGTCGTTATCTTGTTACGCTCCAAACGGACGTTAGGTACCGTGAAGGTTGCATAGGGCGTAGGGTTGTTCTTGCGGTTCATCGTGAAGGTGATGTCGGCTGTGTAGCCATCTTTCGGGCAAAGCACGAAGTAGGCGAGGGTAGTGCCTGTGGTACCGGCAAGAGAGGAGACATCAGAACTGCGCTGATTTTTCACATAGTCCATAACATCCAAGGTCTGCCAGTTGATAGTGCGGTATTCGTTGAATGTAGCATCGATGGTACTGCAATCGTCTGGGAATACATCGGTGCTGTTGATCACCATCTTCGCCACCAATCGTTCCAGGGCGATGACGGCCACCTCGTTCTGACCCACGGCAACCGTTATGTCCTTCACTGCGCCAAAGCTGTCTGAAGTCTTGTCGCTCGTCCAGACGACGGGTTCCGTGGTGGATGATACTGGCGTCAGGAGGTTGTCGGTAAGCGCAAAGGGAGTGCTTGATGCGTCGAGGAGGGTAGGGGCGGTGCTGCGGGTAGCTATTACCTTTAGGGTATGCTCGCCATAATCGAGCGTCAGGTCAGGCTCGGCGAAGTCCGCTGCCTTGCTCGTCTGATGGAGCACCTGGAGCAACTTGCCTGTCGCCTTGTCATAGTCCATGATATAGAGGTCCGTGAGCTCTTTGCCGTTGGCGGTAAGAGAAGCACGCGTAACTGCATCGAACATTGGAGCTGCGGCAGCCTTAGCAGAGGCAGAGGGCTGTGAGGCACTAACGAAACGCAACTTGACGTGAGCCATACCAGCAGGCTGCTCCTGTTGCTGCTCGTCATGAAGGTGGAAACTCTCGCATGATGTCATCGTGGGCATCAGCAGGGCTGCAGCCATGGCCATGGTGCAACAAATAAATAGTTTCTTTTTCATAATCTTTTAGTTTTTAGTTAATAAAATAATTGAGTAGATTCAATGGATTTTACCCTATAAGCGACCTTGCCAGACTTTTGCCTTTCTCCGTCAACTTATACACATCCTCGCCGAACACTTTCAGATACCACGTCTCAAGATACCCTGCTTCTACGAGTTCCTCCAGTTCCGGACACTTTGGCTTTTCGTCTACACGTCGATAAGCCGCAAATCCTTTCTTCTGAATGTGCTTCAATGTTTCAATCTGACTCTTTGAAAATTTCTCTGTTTCTGCCATAATTCTCTAAATATTAAAAATATTGATTATTTTCCGTTTACGATCTTGTTATACTCCTCTTCGGATATTACTCCCTTTTCCTTCTGCTCATAGAAAAAGCGTCTCGCAAACAATCCCATCGTGTGCCTCAGACTCTCACATGCCAGTCGAAGGTTCTCGCCTTCGAGTGCATCCTGGGTGAAGTTCTCCCCGTCCTTCTGGCAACAAACGTCTGCTGTCACAGTCTTACCGTCGGTTTCCACCGAAATAACAATGTCAAATAGTTTCTTTTTCATTTTCTTTTTGTTTTAATGTTTATTGTTTGAAGGCTCCTGCCAACAATGGCAAGAAGAAAACAGCAGCACCGATCATGGAGAAGAGGACAACACCCGTTGATACGATAGCCAAGGCTGCGAACATATAGGTCAACGCCTTTTTGATGCCACAAGAAGACCTCTCCTGCTCTGCTGCAGATGCCGATTCTTCATTTTCTCGCAGCGTCGGCTCGCCTACCTGCGGATAGTAACGCTTGCGCTTCGGCTTCGGCTGAGGTATAGGCTCCTGACTCTGATTAATCTCCTGCTCTATAACGTGAGGCTCCGGATGATGAACAATTCCCGATTCGTCTATAACAAGAGGTTCTTCATCAATAACAAGAGGCTCCTCCACCTTACCATCAACGCAAATAATCACATCGCCGTGCAAGCTGACCTCTATCTTGCAGCCCGGCACAAGGGCTTTCTGGTTGAAGGTCTTCTCGCTTCCACAATTAGCATGGGCGAAAAGGTGTCCGTTCATTTCCACCTCGTCAAAGTCGGCTACGTATGTTATCTTGCCGGTCTTCTCGCCTACCGTGGTATGATGGCCGCGATATGTGGTTACGGCCTTGAATACCGGACGGAACTTAAACGCACAGTTATACTTTGCGTCATGGTCGGTCTGTCCGATGCGGTTGTAATAGTCGTAGTTGTCAAACTTAAATACAAGTCCATCGGTAGGGTATGGCAACGCCTCGCGGTCCACCTCGGCAGCACACACGATGTTCTCGATGTCCTGCTCCAGCTCGGCATCTGACTTTTCAAGATTGAGAGCCGACACAAAGCCCGAAGTCTTAAAACCATTACACTCAAGAGCTTGCATAGCAGTAGCGTGTCTTTTTTCAACGCTGTCCATAATAAGACGGAAGGGATGAAACTCCAATCGCTTGCATTCATCAGCCACAGCCACCTTCTTAGCCATGATGCCGTTGCTCGTAGAACGAGGTGATTTGCCAGCCTTGCTATAACGAGCAAACTCCTCAAGCGTGATAATAACCTCGCCTCTTACCTCCACGCGGTCATACAGACAAAAATTTGCCACAACGTGAGGTACGCCCTTAACGTGCTTCATGTGCTCCAGGCAGTCGATACCGAACAGCTCTTTACCGTGTCCGTAGGTGGCTTCTGCCAACACTCCCTGACGATAAACAAGGCTCACGGTCTCGCCGTCAAACTTCCACTCTACAGCCACCTCCGTGCCTTTAGAGCTGATGTTGGCAGCCCGCTGCTGTGCTCTCAGGTATTTTACTACCGCCTTGGCATCATGCAACTTCTTCATCGAGAGGCAAGCCGTGCGACGTGCCACGGTACGCTTGCCGTTGCCGTTCTCGCTGTAGCACTGCTGAGTAGGAGAGTCTGGCAACACTTCGTCCGCGTGCTGCTCTTCGTACTCCTGCAGGGCAAAGTACATCGCGTCGTATTCCTCGTCGCTGATGGTCGGGCGGTTCTGCCCGAAATATCTATAGTCGTGCATCTTCACCACGTCCACCAGCGCACGATAATCGTCAAAATTCTCTATTTTTTTCATAATGCTATAAATCTAAATTAAAAGTATGTTGTTGCTATTTTTTTTATTCGTTTCCCTGCTGCACTGCCATAATCGTGCGCATGGTGTCTGTGATATACTGGCCGCCTCCGTGCTGGAGAATCCACTCGTGCACATCATCGGCTACGATATATTTTCGTGTTCTGCCCTCCATGGCAGGGCGACCTGATCTTGAATTTTTAGTCTTGATTATTTCCATATTTCCCTCGTTTTATTTTTCGTCTATAATATCATCATCTGCGGTCTCAGACTCTTTCAGATCCGTTGGCAACCATGCAGGCCACCAGGTCACATCCATTGCCCATTGGAACATGTCTGTGTCTTCCGTGCGATAGTTCCAAAAGACGTGCAAGATTTTGAACACTTCCCAGGCTTCTGCGTCCGTCAGTTCCGACAACACGCCTTTCAGGTTCTCCTCCTCGGCTTTCGTCAGGTCCACTGTCTTCTCCATTTCCAACCAGTCGCACACCTCAGCGCACAACATACAAGCCGCGTGTTCTGCGTCCTTGTCCGACAGCAGAAGGCTGTTGGTAGCTGCTGCCATCGCCAGCCAGTATTTTTCGTTAGACAGCTTCCAGATGGCCGAGCGACGAGAACGCCAGTCACTAAGAGCCACCTCCACGTGGTTCTCTGCCATCCAGTCTCCAATCTCGCGCATGATACGTGCCATTCTCGGAGCGTCACCATAAGTGAACTCAGCAATCAGCTTCACCTCCTGGCTCTCGTTAAACAAACCTTCGCGGAAATCAATCGCGATGCCGTTCTCATTGTCTGTCACTGTCCACATCAGATCCTTGCCCGATGTCAACGTAAATCTTTCTTTTGCCATATTCTTTTGTAAAAAATTAAAATGTTATATTATTCCTCGTCCTCGTCCGGCATAGAGTCCTCGTTGTCATGCCAGAAGTGGCTATACAGCACGCTATCAATCAGGGTGACAAGATCCTCTCCAGGATATACCTCTTGATCAACGTCTACACATAGCGTCAACTCCTTGCCCGACCGCAAGCCGACCACATAGGCAATCGGTGTTCCATCGGCCTTCTTTACGGATGGTGCGGGATAATAGAAACATACTTCGCGAGCGTCAATCATTACTTCCTCGCCGTTGACAAAGCTGCCAACATGGATAAACGGATAAACTTTCTTTGTTGCCATATTCTTTCGTTTTACTTTTTGTCTTAGAAATCAGCAAGAAGGCTCTTTTTACCTTTTTACTTTTTTACTTTTTTACCTTTAAATCGCTTTTTTACCTTTTAAATTACCTTTCAATCATTCTCAGCTCCGCGCCTAACGCTCCTGCAATCTTGTTGAGTACGTCGATATTCACGGCATACTTGCCGGCTTCCACACTGCGAATGTTGGAGATAGATATGCCCGCAATCTGGGCGAGCTGCTCCTGTTCCCAGCCCTGGGCGGTGCGCATCGCGCGGATGCTCTCGCCCATGGCCTTACGCTTGTCGTAAATAATTTGGTCTTTTTCCATATTATCTATATTTTTTTGTGATTACCCACAGCCTCCATAAAGGAGGCGCAAGGCTTAATGATTAAGTGCATACTCGATGGCCTGCTCTGCATAATATTCAACACCGAACTGCTTGGCATACTTACGGAGGTCGGCTATTGAGATAGAAGTTGCCTTATGGCCTATGGCTTCCTCGTACTTGTTCTTGAACTCCTGAGTACCAGGGCGACAGTTGCCAGCATTCAGAGAGTCGGCAAAGGTGATCTTCAGGCTGCCATTCTGTTTCTCTTCCTCACGTCTTTCAGCTCTCTTGCGCTTGCTCAATATGCGAGCCAGCTTCATGGATCGGTGCTCCTCGTTGATGCGGACAGCCTCACGCAGACTCTTAGCCTCGATGTGCTCACCTCTTACCAGGTAGCCTGTATGCTTAGTGATGTCGGCTATAGATCGTCCCTGCTCTATCCATTCCACCTTCATTCCTTGGCGGTTGAACTCGCCCTTATAGAAGGTAATCAGACCGCCTACATTACGAACCCTGAAGCCCTTCTTGATGTTCAGGGTGAAGAAACGGCGTATCATTGCGAACTTGCAGCGGCGAGAATAACCATCGAAATCTCGTTCCTCATCGCAGACGATATTGTTCTCGTCGGCAATATGACCAGAGATGTTGCCGGTATTTTCACCCGTGCGCAAATTTGCGATAACAAATCCAAATACCGAGAAGTAGCCGTCAATCATCATACTAACGCGCTTCTGCTCTGCCTCGTAAGCCTTGCGAGCCATCTCCTCGGCTTTCTCTCTCGCCTTCTGCTCCTTCTCCTGCTCCTTCTTCAGTTGCTTCTGATACTTGAGCCACATCTTTGCACCTTCTTCAAGCGATAGGCCCTTAGTGTCAATCTCCTTGCATCTGCTCAGAACGCCACGAATGTATGACTGATATTCCTTTACTTTCTGGGCAACAACTTCCTTAGCCTCCTGACGTGTGGCGAAATCTGCACGTCCCTTATAATAAGGAGTCTCTACGCGCTGAATGATGCCACACACTTGTTTGTCGCGGAGGTCAAGCATCTCGCTGCATGACTTACCCAGAGCGCGACGTATCATTTCCGCCGTCACCTTATAAGGATATTGGCTTGCAACGATGCTCTTCAGAAGGCTATCGTAGTCACTAATAAGCACAACAAAGATGTCGTCGCCATTGTCTTCGAGATTGCGATAATCATAAAGACTCTTTTTGCCGTAATATCCGAACTCGTCCTCGTTAAAGGTCTTCTGTAATACCTTATTATTAGAGAGACCAGCCGAGAATGAATAAACATCGAATACTACTTCGCCAGGGAGCATTTCTATAAGTTTCCAGATGTCCTCAACGTCTGTAATATTTAAAACATTGCTTACGCAAAAAGGCTTCATAAATGCGATAGATGCCTTCTTGTCGCCAAACTTCTCGATGAACTGTTGTTTGTTGTAAGTCTTCATAATTTAATTGCCGCTTATAGGTTGCCGCCCTTTCTAATGATTAATATTGTTTTCTTTATTTTTCTGATGCAAAGATAGTGATAATTTTTGTAACTACCAAAAAAAAAAGGACTTTTTTCAGAATAAAATGCACTTTTATTATTTTCTTTACATTTTTACGTCATATTTCACAGATTTCACGGATTTTTCCTCTGTTTTCCGTGTTGTCTGCTGTATCTCCTTGTCACTCCTTCGGGTGTCGAGCCCTCACATGCCAACCGTGGGGAGTGGTGCGCTGCGGCTATCCTCACGGACCACCAGCAGCCTAACACACAAAAATACTCAGATGATGCTTGCCGCCCATCCAGGAATCGAACCTGGTACCACGCCTTTAGTGGTGGGCGTTGCGCTGCTGCTATCCTCACGGACCGCCAACAGCCTAAAAACAAAAATACTTGGATTATGATATTCTATTCGTCAAGAATTGTAATCCGTGACAATTCATTGTCTACATGAATTTCGTAACCTCTATAATTGATGCCGTAACCTATGCAGCCATAGCTGCAGAACAGCGGTTCGCAAATCATTCGGAAGCCATACCAGGTGAACCAAAATGGATTTCTATTATATCCATTAAGCCAACTTTCGCAATCGCCATCACGCTTCAATATAGCATTGATCAAACGCTTCAATTCGTTGGGTATATCTTTTGGGATTCTCATAACTTTAATATTTTATAGATTTTTGATATTCGTCTCGTACCACACAGCCGCCTGTGCCATCGTGTCCTTCAGCTCCTCGATGATCTGCTTGTAGTTGTTCTGAGTGATGGCAATGTGCCGTTCTGGATGCTTCCCGTCGTGGTCGCCGCTTGCCAGGTGGATGATGCAGAATGTGCGGTCGGTATCGTGATAGGCTACCATGCCTCGCTGCTTGAGAGCTGCCACCGTGCGGTTGAAGTCTGCCGGAGTGGTGGGTATAACCTGCAACACGCTCCAGGGGCGTTCCTGAGCCGTGAGGAGCGTCTGCCCTTCCTGCTGACTGAGCAGGAAGGAATGAATTGTACTGGATGCTTTCATATCATTAAGCGACTTTTTTGATGTCCTTCATATATGATGTTACACTAATATCTTCACATATACGACCATACACTTCGTATTCAAGACTTTCAGTTTCTCCTATCGCTATATATTCTGCCTTGACAATATAATAGAGCATACAAAAGAGATAGGCAGGCTGGAAAGTCTCGTTATCATCGAACAGGAGGCGTGGCCACTGGTCGATGTCGTTGGATAGATTGGAAATGAAGCCATCATAACTTGTGTGGTTTTCCTTTATCCACTTAGCAATCTGATCACGGTGTTTTCCTATCTTGGCTATAATAG